TTACCGAGCAGAGGCGGGATTATTCTCGGCGTCAGTCGATGCGGGAGCGCCACACCAACGCAAGCGAGTGTTTATCTTGGCCCACCGCCTCGGCGCGGGACTCGAAGGGTGGCTACCAAGGGGGCCGTATACGGAACGGGAAGCTCTCGATGGACACCTTGGATGTGGCAGTCCAAGCCTATCGGGAGGGGGGCATCCTTGGCCCGCCCGCCCCGGCGAACCGCAGCATGACTGGGAACCACCCCGAGTCTTGCTGGGCGACACCGAACGCGGGGGACGGCAAAGCTGGGATGGCGGTCGGCAGAAAGCAGAAGTCACTCGGGCAGGATGTGAGTCAGGCCGAGGGTGGCTATCTGGAGAAAGCGAAATTGAATCCGAGATGGACCGAGACCCTCATGGGACTGCCAGTCGGATGGCTTATGCCGAGTTGTGCACATCCTGTGATTCCCGCTGGGACGAGTTACGTCTGGCAGGAAACGGCGTTGTGCCCCAGTGCGCTGCCGTCGCCTTCCGTTCTTTGCTCGACAAAGTAATAACACCATACACTATGACGCACTGAAGCGTTGAACCATGAACCATGAACCAAGTAGAAAGAACCCAAAACCAATGAACCACGAAAAGATAACCAATGAACTACAAGATGCCGTTGCCATCGCCGACGGCTACCGATTCGGCGCGGAATATGAACGCTGCCGGGAAGTCAGGAGCTTCTACGAACTCCGCGGGCTGCATCGGCGCGGACAGATAGGTGACTGCGCCATGACCACGGCATTCTGTAATGCGATCAAAGCCACGCAGAACAGAACATACGAGCAACCGCTGCACGACTACGAAGCCGAGCGCGAGTATCCGTTCACCGAGGACATCAACGACATGAATCCCATGTGCGGATTCTGGGGCAAGGGGGAGTATTGAGTATGAAACTGCTCTACATCGAGGCCACCCATATATTCAACGCAGATGGGCGGCGTTACTCGGTAACCCTGCGCCCGACCGGCGAAGCCTATGTCAACGGCGAACTGGTCGGCCGCTACGACCGACCCAACACGACCATGACCCGTGCGCGTGACGTATTGAAGCACTGGCAGAACAAACAAACATCGAAATAGAAAGGAACCAAGAACCATGAAACTACAAAAAGGATACACCTACCCTGACCGCGAAGCCCCGCTCTATGTGCAACTGCCCGGGCAGAACTCACCGCAACCCGCCTTCGTCCAGATCCACAAGGACGGCGAAGTCGAGTTCGGTGTGGAGCACAACATCAACGGAGTGAGCGAGGCAGTCTTCCATGATCGCATCGTGCGCTTCGATGCCGTCGGCCAATATCTCTCACTCAAAGGCATCGACAAACTCCACAAGGAGATACGTCCCCTGCTCGAAGAGATCGCGGCCGGCCACTCGATCGAGTGGAACGGGAGCAACCATGTCGGTCGCTTCACCGAAGAGGCCGATGAAGCACGCGAGCGGCTAATGAAGCGGCTCTCGGAGACCGACTGGGAGAACTATGACCAAGTCATCCCCGATGAATACTGGGAGACAGTCTAAAAGAAAGGGACCAATGAAAAAGAAACCCGTAAAGAAAGCAGCCAAGAAGAAACCCGCCAAGCGTTTGACCCCAGCCGCTTTGAAGAAAGCGTTGATCGAGCGCGGCGGTCTCAACAAAGAGTGGGCCAAGGATCACCTGATCGTCATGTGATCCAAACATTCGTTTGAACGAGTAATAACCACACACTGTCGTATTAACCATGAGCAAACCCGAGACGCGGACCCAAACGCGAGTCGAAGTCACAAAGGACGGTATGCGATTCCGTCCGCGCCTCGTCACCCATAACCAAAGAAAGAAACCAAATACCATGAACTACAGAGACCACGATCCTAAAAACCCCTGCCTTCCAGCCGAAGTCTACCCGCATCTGTGGGCGACCCTGCTGGCCAACCCGCAACCCGCCGCCCCGACCCTGTGGGACCGCACCCGCCGCTTCTTCCGCGGACTGGTCGCGGCTACCCCGCTCATCGTCGCGGCGGCTTTCCTGCCCTTGGCTGACCCGCCAGCGGATCACCTCATCCCTCTGGCCCATCGGGTCAGCGCCGAGAGTAAGATCCATAGCCTTGTCTGGGTGCAGCCCTTACCGGGCAAGCGGCTCCCCGCACCCCCGACCCTGCCGGCCATCAACGAAAACCCGTATAGCTTCTGACCAGAAAGGAACCCGAAACCATGAATCTACCTACCACACCAACCAACGATCGGATCGAACTCGAAGGGACCATCCGGACCCGCGTCTCTAACTTCGTCAATAAGGCTGCTTGTAAGCAGTATATTATGGACTGGGCCAACCAGACCCGTCACCACAAGTTCAGTCGTCTCGATCCCGAGATCTACGCCGAACTCAACGCCGTGCTGCGTAAGCACATGAAGGCAATCGTGACCCGCAATCCCTCCTTCGGGAAGACCATCCGATGAGCCGCAGTTGCGAGTTAGTAATAACGCCATACATTGATTCCATGCAAGTGACGGCAACCGAGCGGACCTTCGGCCTGAAGGTCAGGGTCAAAGTTGGGGGCGATGCGCTCGCGGCTTGGCGCTCGGCGACCAAGTTCACCGACACCCTGTCGACCGACGGGGACGATGACGAATCCGATGCGGGCTGGGCGTTATCCAACGCCAACCGGGCCTACATCTGGCTCAAGTCATGGCCCGAGTCGCGGAAGAAAGGGAACAGCAAGACCCTGACCCACGAGTGCGTCCATGTCGCCATGAGCTTCCTGCGTGACCATGTCCGCGAGGACATCCGCAAGGCCGAGGAGACATGCTGCTACCTAGTGCAGCACTTGGTCGACGAGATCGAACACAAGCTCAACAACCGGAGGAGGTCCCGATGAAAATGAACCGAGACACCTTATGGGGGATGTTCTTACACAACAACCCGCGGATCGCGACAGACCCTTGTCTTACGCCGAAGTCGTTGCGCCGTTTCTTCGACCTGACTTGGAACGCCGCCTATGAGGCCGGCGCTTTCGACATGGTCGAGCGGGCGCATGAGATTGCCGAGTGCGAGGAGCAAGCAGCGCATGAACACTCTTTGCAGGCGGTCTTAGCCGACGCCGAGAAGGCGCTCGCCGCCATCTTCGGTCAACCAACAGAGAAAAAGATCTATGTTAAAAAAGCGAACAAGAAGAAAGCTGACTAAAGAGGAAAGCGAAGGCGCACAGGCGTGGAAGAACCGCTTCGTGCAAAGCTACGACCGCGAACTCTCGATCGTCGACAACCTCCGGGTCGCTGTCGGTCTGATCGACCTCTTCAACTACGGCGATGCCAAGTCGATGGTGCAGTCGGTCATCGACCGCCACGACCAAGAGACCAAGGAGCTATTGGCATGATGGAGCCCCGCGACATCACGCTGGTTTTGCTGATCGCTTGGGCCGCTTTCGCCACGGTCATCTTCTTCCGGTATTTCCTATGAGCCTATACGAAAACATCAACAAACGTCGGAAGGCGGGCACGTCCCGTCCGAAGTCCAAGTCCACCATCGAGCCCAAGACCTACGCGAAGATGAAGTCTAAGCGCGGAGGTTTCGCCAAGAAAGGACGCCGCTAATGGCTACCTACAAAGGCAAGAAGGTCACGCTGTATAAGCCCCGCAAGATGGCGGGCATCACTCCGGCCGCGAAGAAGAAGTCGGTCTTCGTGCCGGGTAAAAAAGCTGGCACCGCGAAGGTCGTCCACTTCGGGGACTCCTCGATGTCGGACTTCACCAAGCACAAGAACCCGAAACGTCGGGCCAACTTCCGCAGCCGCCACAACTGCGCGGCCAAGAAGGACAAATCCACCGCGGGCTACTGGGCCTGTAAAGACTTATGGTAACAGTAACCTCACACGATCCAGTCAGTGTCATGCTGCAACAAGAGCACATGTTCACGAAAGATTTCCTACGGTATTTACCGGACAATCTGCATGTATACGAAGCCTTTGAATCCGAGGCATTCAAGGTCATCCAAGAAGGCTTCGAGCATTACAGCGCCAGAACGATTGTTCATTTCCTACGCCATCATAGTGCTCTCACAGAGAGCGATAACGGTGGCTGGAAAATCAATAATAACCATAGCCCTTATTTAGCGAGACTGTTCGACCTTATGCACCCCGAGCATGTCGGGCTCTGGGAATACCGCGAAACGAAAGCAGCAGCATGACCGCAACCGAATACCCGCGCCTCCACCAGATCGGCTGCAACGTGAAGCGTGAACCGATGGACCATGTTCCGTGGACCGAGTTGGATGAAGCGATCAACGGGGCAGGGTTGGACTGTGAGAGGTTTAGCGATCTCTTCGGGGTGCAGACATGCTACGCGGGTGGAGTCTATGCGTGGGATGCTGAGGCTGTCCTCGAACGCATGATGGGCGGGAAGCTGACCGGAAGTCAGAAGTATTGGGATTAAATGATCCACGAGTTCAAAGCACCGATTTCAGTCCACACTCCGCTCGGCCAGGGTGATGCCTTTCTGTTTGTAGACTATGGAATTGTTTCGGCCGGCACTGGGGTAAACTCCGTCTGGGTAGTGCGCCTCCACCATACTGGCATAATCAAGCACTTCTTCTCCGAGGATATCCGCGTCTACGGAAATCCGATGGACGGGCGGGAGTGGGATGTGGAGATACCGGAGGAGTGGGTGCAATGATTCCGTTTGTCCATGTCTGTAAGCGCGACGAGGGATTCTTCGCGAAGTGGCTGCGTCATGCTCGCGGCCTTGGCCAGTTCCCCGAGATGGTCGTCTGGGCCGAGCCCGGCGTGAAGGTCGACCACAAGATCGACCGCGTCTTTGTATCGCCCTACGGATATCCCGAGGTCTGCACCCACATGTGGCATGAAGCGTGCACCATGTTGCGTGAACCCGTGCTCTATCTTGAGACCGACGCCTGGCCCTGTGCCCCGAACTGGTATGAGGTTTTGGCTGCGGACTATGCCCAGCGGGGGAACCCTGCGGCCTTGGTCACTGCATCTTGTCATCCGCCGTCCGACATGGTCGGAGGGATCGGGATCTACGATGCGAAGAAGCTCCCGCTACCCAAGACCTATAACGAGTTCCGCAGTTGGATCCGCGAAGGTGCCGCCTTCGACGAATGGATCGGGACACTCGGGGCGGAGTATGTCTCGAAGACTCCGCTCATCCGGCACAGCTACGGCATCTACCAAGGGGCCGACCTGATCGGGTATCACGCTTTCGGCGCACGCTCGCACTTCGAGAAGATGTGCCGTGGCGCGGCCATCTTCCACAAGGATGCCTATGGCACGGTATCGAAGTGGGTTGGTCCGGATTCGCAGCCCGCTCCCCTGCCCTGCGAGGGCGCGACCCCGCCGGACATGAGCGAGACGAGCAAACACCGCGATTGGTTTTTGCCTTACACGCAGGGTCATGGGATGGATGTCGGCTTCGGCGGCGATGCCCTGACGACAACTTGTATTACCTTCGACATGCCCCAGCCCTACACCTCGGTCGGGACTTCGGCCCAGCATCTCGGCGGTGATGCCCGCAAGATCCCGCTCAAAAGTGGCACCCTCGATTGGCTCTACAACTCGCACTTGATCGAGGACTTCACCTACAGCGACCAGATCCCGCTCGTGCTTGAGTGGATGCGCGTGCTCAAGCCGGGCGGGCGACTCCTCATCTTAGCCCCCGACCAGCAACGGTTCCTCGCGCACTGCGCGGCCACGGGTCAGTCGATCAACGACAACCACAAAGAGGCCGACTACTCACTCAAGACTTTCAAAAAGCGCGTGCTCAAGGCCGGCAACATCCGCGCCCAAGTTATCGCCGAGGAAGACTTCGCCGACTACTCGTGGGGTATTGTCTTGGAGAAGAATTTATGACTGAAGAAAACACACAACCAATCGACGCCCCCATCCATAGCCATAGCCTGAAAGCCGTGGCGACTTACCTCGGTAAGAAGATCGAAGAGACTAAAAACGAAGGCATGTCCGAGGGCGATGCCCTCCTACAGCAAATCTTTTTCCAGCAGTCGCTTCTTCTTAATGCGATCAATTCCTCGGTCACGCTGTCCAACCAGGTTAATCGCGCTCTCCAACGGGAGGTCGCGAAGATGAAGGGGGAAGAGCTTCCGGAGGAGCCCCTGCAAGAGGAGTCGAAAATTATTGTGCCAGACCGATTCCGGTGATTTCATCGGGTTTAGTCTGCTCTCGTCGTCTAACGGTTAGGACACAGCCCTCTCAAGGCTGCGATACGGGTTCAATTCCCGTCGAGAGTGGTTTGTCATTGAGCCAGCACCACGAGGGGAAAGTGTAACCCTCGCTGACCTTCTGGGCCACATCCTGCGGCAACCAGATCTTCGCCTTGATCGCGCAACCGCAGACGCCGCATTGGTTGAGCCGTGAAGCATGTGCCGTGGTCCGTGCACCGATCAGCTTGAAGAGCCATTCGGCCAAACCCTTGCACCGCCAGCATCCCTTGACCGTTGTGTTCAGGGGACATGAGGCACAGAGCGCGGCCCGGCGTTCGGCTTCGGTCTGATCGACAAGGCCCCTCCCCGCGAGTGCGGAGACCGCGGCTTGGATGAAACGCTTAACATCGTCCATCGTGAAGTGGGTCTTGAGTGCGTAGTCACCCTCGATGACGTGACTACAACTCTCGCTGCCGACCGGAAGCTGGGCACAGACAAAGTCTTGGATGTCGGCCGAGGGATCGCCCACGGCAATGCCATTGGCCTCGCGATGGGAGGTCACCTTCTTGACCAGTTCCCGCAAGGTCGAAGCGGCAAACTCGAAGCCCGTTTCCGGTTGGACGTAACGCCAACCGCCGGGCGGGGTCACGCTGGTATCGGTTACTATCATCGATCGGCGAGGATTTCGCGGGGGGCGGCCGAGCGGCGGGCTTGGTTGTAGGCCGAGATGCGGTCGCTCTTACCGCGGGCGCGAACCAAGTCGAGGCTCTGCTCGCTCGCGTTGTAGGGTTTGTAGATTCCGGTGGTCACCATCTTGATGGTGTCGCCGCCGAGACCTCCGTCGCGGAGGATCGCTTTGGCCCGCTGCACGGGCACCCCGAGGCGGATGGCGGCGAGGTAGTCCCTGCGGATTGAGTCGATCAGGCTACGGCGGGCGGCATTGGAACGCTCGTATCCATCGACCACATCGCCGGCCGAGCGGGTGCCTTGGGTGGTGAATTCGCGATTGAAGAGGGACGAAGCATCGCGTATCTCGCGCATGAAGCGTGAAGACTTGAACTGAAGGGCCTGCTGCGCGTCGACCGAGGAGACACGCTGACCAGCCACTACGCTGCCGATTTCGTTGAAGAGGTTATAGGCGCGACCCGTTTCGCTTTCGATGCCGAAGGCGGCTTTACCGATCCGCTCGACGCTGTTCACGGTGCCGGGGATGAAGGGATCGTAGAAGATCTTGCGGGCCACGCTCAGACCGATATTCGCTCCGGTGTCCTGCGGGTTGTAGACCTGACGGCCGGCCGCGTCACGGTTACGCATCACATCCATGATTGCTCCGGAGAAGATCTGCTCGCTCGTAAAAGGATCGAGAGCCTGGCGCACCATGTCCATCGTGCCTTTGAGGAGAATATCGTCGGCGCTGTCGGCGTTACGCAGCGATCGCATGAACGCATACAGAGGCTTTTTGAAATACTCGTAGGGATCGAGGAAGCTAACATCGACGAAGTCGACCTCACCATTCTCCTTACGGAAGAGGAGAAGCTGGCTGTTCTTCTGCCAGTCGGGCAAGAAGCGGCGGAGGTCTTCCTCATCCTCTCCGGAGATGCCCGCCATTGCCATCGAAGCGGAACCCACCGCAAGGGGAAGAAAAGCGGCGGTCGTCATACCACGGACACGCTTCCAGCCGATCGCTTCGAGTTCCTTGTTGCCCGTAGCCCGGCCCTCCATGATTTCTTGGCGGGCCAGCTTTTGCAGATTGTAAGTGGTGCGGATGACTTCGCTCGTGAAGGTCACGAACGGCGCGATGAAGGGGAACTTCTTGAGATCCTGCACGATGGATGGGGCCAGCGAGTAGGTCCAGTGGATGTCACGGGCGATCTCCGCGGCTTTCTCTTTGACCTTGTTATCGTCCCAGTCGGGATAGGCTTGGCGGTATTTGTCCTGCTCGGCCTCGTAGATCATCACCTTGAACCAATCGTCACCGGAGGAGTAAGTGCGGACGGCAAAGTCGGTCACTTTCTTGAAAGGCTCCCCGACTTTATTCCAAACATAGTCACCCCAATCAGGGCTTCCGGCGCGGCGGCTGGCCGTGAGGAGATCTTCAAGGAGTCCGGTGGTGATCGACTCACCGACAATGCCGCGACTAATATAGTCGTCGATTTTGGTCCGCCACTCGGCACGGCTCATGTTGCGGTATTTGCCGAATGTGTTGGCCAAGACGGTGTCATTAGAATTTTTGAACCTCTGCCAGAAGTCGCTGCCCGGGGCGATATCACCCAGACCCAAGTTACCCGTCGCCACCAAGTTGAGGTAGTTACCCAAGTAGTTACGGATCTGGGACGCCACCGATCCGACCGTCTTGGTCGCCATCGAGATGCCCGTCAGCTTCATGGCCGAGCGCAGCCACCAGTAATGCTCCTCGGCTCCCCCGACGGGGAACATCTTGAAGAGACCCTCGGCCAGCATCGGGTGGGCATACATGCCGCCGAGCGGTGTCAGTGAAGGGTTCTTCTCGGTCGAGATCCGGACGTAGCCTGGAGGATGGCGGGTGTCGTCGGGATTGTTCTCACGACTCCAGAGCCAGCCTTCTTCAATACCGATGTCGCGCAGTTCCTTGAGGAAGTTATCGTTGGCGATGACGCTGGAGAGCTTCATCACCGTCTTGGCATAGTTGACGGTCGGATCTTCGTAGCGTCCCCAGAGGGCTTGGATTTCCGGCGCGATGTTGCCGCGCTGGTAGAACATGCTGAGATTCTTCTGCCCTGGAATACGACCGGAGAGCACTTCGATGGTCGGGGCTTCTTGCCCCACGGCGAGATAGCCTTCGAGGAGGTTCTCCACTTCATCTTCGGTCACCGAGTCATTGGCCATCACCAAAGCATCCTCACGGGATAGCGTGCGCCCGTCCTCGGCGGCAGTGGCGATAAGCTCAGTTGTTTTGTCTTTGACCAGGCTGCTGCTGATGTATTTGCGGGCCGCGTCCATGACCTTCGGGTCTTTACGCACGCGGTCGGCCCACTGCGGATCGTCAAAGATCGCGTAGCTGCGATTCAGGTAAGTGCCGAGGGCTTCGTCGACCGTGATCGCCAAGTCACCATTGACCAAGCCCTCATTCGGCAGACGGCGCGATAGCGATTCGATGTGCGCCGACATCTCGCGGATCGTCGCAGCAAGTTCCTCTGGCAACTGGGCCAAGGCTTGCGTCTGTTTGTTCTGCTTAAAGTTGCGGCGGTTGTCGCGGATATACTGGTCGCGTTTCTTGGCCGCGGCGTTGGTCTGTCCGTTCAACCGCATCCGCTCGATCTCAGCGATCTGCTCCGAGGTCAACGGGTTGTCCAAGTTACCAAGAGCCGTGTTGATCGTTTCCACTGGCGGTGTCTGGCCCTTGTAGAATTTCTTCATCTGACGCTCCAAGAGGCGCGAGAGATCTTCGATGGTCGCGACATCGACCTTGATCGCCATCCGGCTTGAGCGGTAGAGGTCACCGGCTTTCTTATCGAGAAGCTCATCGACGGCGAACATGCCGCCCTGGGTGATCGTGCCCTGGATCCGGTTTCCGTCCTTGTCTGTTTTAGTGCCTAAGTTTGTCGGTATCTTCTTGGTGGCTGAACGCCAGACACGACCACGTGCTCGGCTCTCCATTGCCACCGCAGGCCGCTCCAGCATAGTGCTATCGAGAATAGCAACGGCTTGTGAATCGCCGCCGACACCTTCTACTTCGTTGACATAATTGATCGCTCCGATCGCGTAAGTCTTCAGCAACTCACGAATCTGACTCAGCTTTTCACGATTCTTGTAAGTCGGGGACTGGAGCATGAACTCTCCGACATTGCCGTCGAGCCCGACATACTCGTCTTCAAACTGCACGCGATTAAGATCTGCCATCAGGGCTTTTTCATGGGCGCTGCTAAGATCGTCCCAAGTCTCAGCGAGTTCGATGGCGTCCTCTTTATTGATGAGACCTTTGCTGACAAGTTCCACAAGCAAAGCGTCCGCATGTTCCCAAGACATGTCGGTGTCTACGTCTTCTGTATAAAATTTGTCCGTGGAATCTTTAACCGCAAACGAGGACATCTGATCCTTGATCGCTTCTTTCGAAACCCATTCGGCTTGAGTCCTTGCGCCGACATGAAAGCCCATAGCGCCACGATCAAACCTCACAGTCTCGGGGGTCAGGACAGAGGGACCAGCGTGATACAGAACACGACTCCGTGCCCGGCTCTCTAATGTAGTTGTATCATTGAAAAGACGGGCAACATCCTGAGTTATGTTTTCGTCAAAGTTAACTGCAATCTGGTTGTTACCGTTTCTAAATACTCTGGCTACAGCCCCTCCTCGGAATCCGGCGTTTTCGATAAATCTTTTGAGTGCTGGAAGTGTCCCAAACTCAGTCCGCTCGTCGTTGGCAATGACCAAATACTTTTTACCAGAAACTTGGTCTTCAACTTGAGATGCGCGTTCTTTCATCGAAGCTACTAGCTTCGCAGTGTCCAGCACTACATCCCCGTCAGCGTTGGTTATGGTGTTTAGTTTATGGTATTCTTTGGGCTGTAAGATGTTCGGAAGTTCTGGGTCCGGAACCACTACAGACTGGCTTCCGCGTGCCCGGCCCTCTGCACCCTGAACCGTGTCGCGTGCAGCTTGCTGCGGTGTTGCGTTGTTATTACGCCAGACCAACGCGGGATCGACAAAATTGAATCCATTGTCTTGAGCCCACTGGACGAACTGGGGCTCGGTCATACTGCGTGCCGCATCGCGCACCCGCTTGGCTGATGCGGCGGGACTACGTCGGGCAAATCTTTCCGCGATGGCTTGGCGCTGCTCGGTCGTGCCTTCCAGATTGCGAGCTTCGATCTCGCGGTTGATGAAGTTTTCCGCCTCGTTGAGAAGCTCCATCTCCATGTTGATCGCCGAGCGACGAACCTCCGGCATGGTGTATTCGCCCAAGTTCACGTCACCGCCGGCATTGGAGAAATTAATGATCCAACTGTCCTTGAAGGCTTTGGCTAGAGGCGAGTTGGGGTCGGCTTTGATTCCGGCGATAAGTTCGACCAAGGCATTCCACGCATCGCGCACCGCATTGAGGAGCGAGACACGACCCTTGGCTTGGCCGAAGCCGAGACGCACCATCAGGTCGGCCAGTTCGGGGCTGCTGGAAACTTCGGTCGTGAACTCTTCCAAGTTGGTCAGCCCAGCATAGACGCGGTTTGCTCCCTCCGGATCGTTCTGCGGCAGTGCCCGGTTATCGAGGTCTTTGGCCAGCCGCGTGTAGTCGGCGTCAGTCAACGTAGTGGGGACATCCAAGCGGAGGTCACGCGCTGCGGCGACCAGGGCTTCACGGCGCAGGGCTTCGAGGCGATTGAGCGCGTCCTGTTCGACGCGGTTGAGCTTGATCTCGCCGCGCACTTTCTTGCTCGTCGTGACGTGGCTCAACTCGTGCAAGAACGTGTTCACCGCGCTGTCGCGGTCGTGGAGACTATCCAGGTTAAGGGCGATGTCGTAGGCGTTGCTGCCGTCGCGGGTGAATAGTCCCGACCACGACGAATCGCTACCGAAGCGGGCGATCTGCACACCCACACCGTTGAGATCGACACCGCGGCGAGCCAGCTTGGCAAACTCACGGGCACGCAGCTTCATGTCCTGTGAGAAGCGGCCCTGCTGCACCGTCTCAAGGAAGGTGCCGACATCGGCAAAGGCACGGGCGCGGAGTAGCTCGCCGACATTCTCACGCACTGCACGCACCTCCTCGGCCGAGCGGCGGGCCGCGTTCGATCCGGCCAGAAGCTCGGAGGCCGAGAGTCCGGCCAAGTCGGCAAACGAGTTCGGCGTTTCAACGAAGACAACCTTCCCCGCTTTGACAGCGGCGGGGTTGCTGCGGGTGACGATCGACTGGTAAGCGCGGTCGATCTCGGCGTCGGTCAGAGCAACCGACTCCGCATCGGTCAGGCGACCGAAGGACTGGATGAAGATTCGCTTGGCTCGTCGGCTGAGTTGCCGGACGGTTGTCGGCGCAAGAGATGCTCGAACGCTAGGTCTTCCATCGCCGCGAACACCGGCTCCCGTAGCAGTTCCGGCTCCTCCGCGATCAGGTCCGCCCACACTTTCGGGTCGCCCTTGCGTAGTCGTAGCTGCTGTTCCTCGGGCAAGCGAGCGATTAGCTCCGGATAGCTCTCGTCCAACTGGACTGCCGCCAGAAATGTTTGCATCGGCGCGAACGGCCGATCCTCGATTGGTTCTTGGTCTTCCTTCATTGATTTGGTTTTCAAGTTCTGCACCCCCTTCTTTGATGTATCGTCTGATTAGTTTGGCCCGGCGTTTCTGGGCCTGAGTAAGGTCACTCTTTTGACCACGGATGGGCCTTCCGCGTTCATCTAAAATTTGTCTTTCAAACCGGAATATCAAATCCCGGTCGCCGTCAGAGAGGTTGTAGAATCGCTCTCTGGCCGCTTCAAAGTCCTCTGAAAGGGGCTCGTCTGGCTGGGATACCACTGCGGCATCTTCATTGACCTCAGTCTCGGCCGTCTCCGGCAGCACGACGCGGTCGGAAGACTGCACTGTCTCGGCCTGCTCGGCACGGGCCAGTTCACCCTCGGCGAACTCTTGGGTCGTTGCGGGCTCTTGAGCCCCTTGGCGTCCCGCCCTCTCCCGTGCCTCGCGGTCGGTGATAAGCTCGGTCTGCTGGTTCATCTCACGGCGGCGGATCGAACGGTCGGCCGTCTTCACCGCATTCATCGCCGTGTAGATCGGATTGAATTTACCGAGATTCCTGAAGGTTTGTGCGATAGATCGCAGAGCGGCACGGGCATTCAGACTCTCGGCCACCTGATCTCCCGTGAGACTTTGAGGTTGTTGTGCCTCCCACCGAGCTACGACTTGCTCTATGGCATTATTGATATCGGACTCATTACTACGCTCGGCTTCACTGATGATCTGTTCTTCAATTTTATCTGCCCGATCCGGATCGATACCCCCTTGTTCCAACTCAAGTGCGGACATCCTCTCTGGATTGATCTCGATCCCTTTGATTTTCTTCGTGGCCTTTTGTCTGGCGGCTTGAAGCCGGGACTGCCGTATAGGGGCCAGTGCCTCCAGAAACATTTTAGCCAGCGTAGCAGTTCCTTCCGCCGGTTGTTTGCCGCGCCGTTTTTTCCGGTTGGCAAAAGTTTTCACCACACGATTTTGCGCCTCGAACCGTGCCTCATCCTTCACGTTCTCCGGAAGATCTGAGCGGTTGATAAAGTCGGTCACACGGGCCAACGCATCCTCATAGAAAGAATATTCGACGGGGTTGAGCTCGGCTTGCACCAACTCCCATTCCTTGAGTTGTTCCTCCGGTAAGGTCTGGCGCTCCTTGCGACCGCGCACAGCAGCCTCACTTCGGGCGATACGCTCCGGTGAGTTCTTGTAGATATTGTCGAAAAGCAAAAGACCACGACGGCGGGCATTTGCACCACGCGAAGTCAGCGGAATGTCGACGCTGAAGTCTTTGGGGGACTTCAGACCGCGCCGATAAGTCCGACCACCAAAGTTGACCCCCGTGACGATGTTCTTACGTCCACCCTTCTTATCGCTGACCGCTTGGACTTCGATGTCCTTGTTCAAGGTCGCGAGTTGGTCGTCCGGCACCACAACCTCAAGACCTTGGTTCATCTGGCGAACCGTGTTGAACGGCGTGTTGGTGAACTTACCCCGAATCGAAGGAATGATCGTCCCCTTCTCACCCTTCTTGTTGAACCAGCTTACCTCAATCGGGAACGCTTCAGTCCCCAGCCCGTCGCTGAACGTCGACTCCTGCGCCCCACGAGTCCCCGTGTAAGGCGAGCCAAGCACACGCTCGGCTTGCTGCTTGGTCGGGTTCGGTCCGAGGGCATCGGCAAAGGCTTGTTCCAGCGGGGTCTTGGTATTCTCCGGCGGCGGGGCAAGCGTAACGCGATTAAATTGGGATGGCTTGAGTTCAAGCTGGCTGACTTCACCGACAAACTCTCCGGAACTAAGAGGAACAGTGCCCATGCGAAACACGGCATTCCCATTCTTTCTGCGGCCCATGAACCTCGCACCTTTACCTTCGTAGCCGATCAAACCCACCCGTTGATTAAGTTCCAGACCATCAACAAACGCTGCTGCTTGGGTCAGAGGCCGAGCCAGGTTTTCTTGTTTCTGCTTCTGCTCTTCTTCACGGGCTGTTTCCAATTCCTTCCGCCGCGCATTGTAAAGGTTCTGTAGGACGAGCCTCTCTTGTTCCCCGCCAATTCGTGACTCTTTGATTTGTCCGAGTCGTTCTCCCAATAAACCACCGGGCTGTAATGCGCCGGAAGCTGCATACTCTTGCCGCAACATCTGGTCTCTTAGGAGGAAAGCCCCTTCTTCGCTGCGGCGAAGAGCCTCTTCTTCACTTAGAGTCTCATCAATTACCGCTGCCGATTCGGCTGCTGGTTTAACCTCGGAAACAGGATCTTGAGCCGCGGGTTCCGGCGCTGGGTCTGCCAGTGCCGCCGAAACGACTTCATCTTCAGCCAACTGCTGACGAAGCGCCTGACCCCCAAGCGGGCTCTGCCGCAGCCTGGTGGCTTCCGTCTCCTCGTCGAGTTCGGCGGGCTCACCGAGTTCATCTTCCTCGACCACCTCTTCTTGTTGAGTCGGAAGCTCTGTCGTCAGCTTACCCTCGGAAAGATCACTTAGAGCCGTCTCGGCTTTAGCCACGAGCATGGCCGCACGGCCTTCCTCATCGGCTTCCGGAACCACAATCTGAAGCGTAGCCCCACTCTCGTCCTGCATCGTCGGCGCACCGCGCACGATTTCACGATCCGGATTGACGACAGCCCACAAGCCCGTCGAGCTACGTCGCATCTGCAAGTCATCAACTTGGATCGCATCGGACCACTCGCCTGTTAGCGTTGGTTCAGCCGGAGCCTGATCTGCCTGACGAGGAGGCAACTGCCGCAACTTCTCCGCCGTCTGCGGAGCCAGTGCTTCGATGACACTGCCAGCACCGCCCAAGGCACCGCCGACCGTGGCTCCGGCAACCGCGGCGATCCGACGTTCACGCTCGGCCTCGGGGGTGCCGACAACCTCTTCGATCGTGCGGTTAGGATCAGCCGCACCGAGAGCGGCTTGCTCCAATCCCGTCTGCACATACTCGGTGCCGCCTTCAAGCGCCGAAGTGGCCGGCAAACCAACACCAACGCTTCGGGCCACACGGCCGGGGAACGAGATCCCCGTGGCCGTCTCGACACCCTCCATCGCCGCCCGCCCCGTCCTCGTGAAAGGCTTGAGAAATTTTCCGGCAATAAAGACTTCACCGAGCGTATCGAGTGCAGCCCCCGGAACAGCAAAAGCTGCCGCTGCCAAGGCATCCCCTTCACCCGTCTCTTGGGCGATCTGTCCGAAGCTCCCGCCCGCGATCTGCCCGAAGTTGGCGAGGTAAGCACCCGCGATACCACCACGGGCTGCGGCTTGCCCTTCCCGCATGAGCGCACCTTGGGCCACCTGCTCGGCGACCTCTTTGGCCGCTTGTTTGGTTACCTCACCACGAGCCGTAATCTCTGCCGCTTTGTTGGCAAACTCCCGTCCGGCCATCCCTGCCGCCACCCGCTTGCCAACTTCATTGGCCACGATCCGCTTGGCCAAGGTCTTACCAGCAAATCCGCCGATGCCGCCACCGACCGCTGAAGCGAGCAACTGCGGAATCTGCTCACCCAAGAGCCCTGCCGCGTAGGTCGCCGCATCCCCTGCCCCCTCGATCTCCTCGAAGGGATCCTGCACCGTAGCTTGATTCAGCGCGGCCTCCTCCATCTTACGGACGTAATTATCCAGCCCGAACTCCTCAATACCCTCGACGCCAAGCGCCTGCCCCATGAGCCCTACCAACCCGTAGCCGAGACCTTGGGTCTGGTCGACACCGCGATCTAGGCCGGTCGAGAACTCTTCGCGAAGGGTGCGCTCCGGAGTCAAAGAAACGCCAATGCCTTGGTTTAGTTTGGCTAACTCCCGACTCCACCGTCGGAAATCATCATCTGGCTCTGACTCAGTCCGTTGTGTGCTTCGCTGCCCAGTGAGCACATCCACGGGGACATTCTGTAGGTCTAGGTCGACCGAAGTGTCCTGAAAGTCGCTCTGAATTTCATCATACCAAGCCATCAGAGAAGGTATAGGTTAAGGGGTTATTACGCAACCCTATCTAATAGCCTTCGCGCCTTCGAGAACGGCCATTCCTGCACCCTTAACACCGCGGCCAATAGCTCTCCCCGCACTCTTAATCTTTTGTGTCAGTAAGCGTTCACGCTCTTCAGGTGTCAGATTATCAGTATTCGACGTGCTTGTTCCGCCGGAGGAAGAGCTTCCAATCTCGGGCAACTGAAACTCCGCAGCCGGATAGACGTTCCCGCTGTAGACGATATACGCCTTCGGCATTTCTTTAGCTCGCGCCACGACTTGTTCAGCCGCAGCCCGACCTTGCTTTGGATTGGCTAAGACGCGGTCAAGTTGGACAATGCCTGGGTTGTTTTGTGCACTTTCGGAATTCACAATTTCCATGAGCCCCGGCTGAAGTTCGGAGATAGCGACTTTATCTTCGGAGGTTTGAGCCGCCCTAAGTTTTCGAAAGCCGAGGTCCGTTAGCTCCAGTGGGTCTATACTTAACCCAGCAGCTTGGTTCTCGAACTCGGCCGCTTTACGGAGATTGGCTTCCCTGATGATGGGGTTTGTAGCCCTCTCTGCGGCGGCAAGTGCCGTATCCCTTCTCTTGATGAGGGCCTCGCTGGTATTGCCTGTGACTTGTCCGATGGCTTCGGTCCAATTCGGGGCTTCCCCACTTTGCAGTCTTTGCTGGACGAGCATACCCGCCTGTCGTTGCAGGTCGGCCGGAAGGTCTGTCAGCGCATCCAAAGTTTTCGCATCTGAAACCCCGAGTGCACTGAATTCTGACAACGCTTTAGCTGTCGCTTGCTCCCATTTACCTTGCTCTTGAATCTTGATGGGATCTAAGCGGTAGTTTTTCACGTTCTGCAAACCATCATATTGCCGCTTCAAAAGCTGACGACGGGTCAGATACTCAGGGAAATTATCGAAGGACACACGGCCCTGTCGTTGTGCAGGGGCGTCGTCGATTGAGACATTCGGTCGGGTAAGTTCAGCCACCTCTGGCAATGAACTCAGGTCCACCCCACCCGTCTCCAAGCGCCAAGGTTTCGAGGCGGACCCCTGAGAAGCAGCATCGGTTGCTGTTCGCATAGCAGAGATCGCGGTGGGCGTCAGTTCTCCAGAAGCATCGGCCAACATTCCGGAGGCGGGAATTCGTGACGTATCGACTTCCGGCATGTCATAGAGAGGATTGCTCGCGGAATCGTCGAACGGCGTCGGACCAGTTAAAGCCAGTTTGATGTCCCCCTCAAACGATCCGCTGTCGGCCACCGCATCGGTCGTCGACACGTCTTGAGTAGAGCTTTCAGTTGAAGGTGAGGCGCTGGCCGAATTGAAACCCGACATATCCATACTAGACGTAGCAGCCTCTTCTTCCCCCGTTGAGGGGCTCACCGTGCTATCCCCGAAAATATCGTAAGGGTTAGAGTTGGATGGAGCAGGATCTCCTGGGTTAGCTAACCCGCCATTGAAACCACGGTTATTGTTGCGGGTTACCTCGGTCATCTGACGTGTCAAGATGCGCTGGCGGTCGATCTCCCCACGGGTCCGCTCCATCTCCAAGTTCATTTTCTCCATCGCCAACTGCGCTTGCTGCTTTTTCATTGGCAGAAGGTAACGCTCCAACTCCATACCAACTTCAAACTCTTCCTGCGCCCGCCGATTCTCTTGCGCGTCGTTGAACGCAGTCTGAAACGTCGCCGCAGGGTTCCAGCCCCACGGAGGAGCCAGCATAGGTGCGTCGTTTACTTGTCCAATCCAAGATGCCATAAAATTTAAGATGAATAGTTAAACCAAGATCCTTGAGACGGCGTCCATCCGGACGGGGCCTTAAATTGCGATCCGCCTCCGAAAAGACTTCCGAATCCACTGCCGCCGCCGAAGCCACCGCTCAAAAACCCCATCATCGAAGAACCTTGCTGTGCGCCCATCGCGCCTCCGGTGGTTCCACCGTAGCCAAGACTTCCCGCGGCTGTGGTTCCGGCCATACCGCCGAGTGAGGATCCAATCATTCCACCAACAGCAGTTCCTATTCCGGGGACTATTGAACCAATCGCGGCCCCAGCTATCCCACCAGCCATCGAACCACCCATACCAAACATTGCCCCAATACCGGAGTTCCGCTCTCCGGCCAACTTGAGATTTTGCATATACTCATTTTGGTAGGCTTGCGCCATTGTTGCTGCTTGGTTGGCGCGGAGGCTGGACACACGATCAAAAACTCCGGTCCTCGTGTCGATATCTTGTCCCGCGACAGTGGCCGCAGCGGATCCTTTGGCGGCTCTTGTTGTTGCCGCGGTATTGACCCCCGTGGTGAACAGATCTCCGTAGAGATTGGCGCGGGTCGCTAGTTGTTGATTCATCCGGTTGTTTCCGGAGGTATAAATGTCACCGGCCAAGCCAGCGCGGGTGCCGAATTCAGTAGCCATCAAACCAGCTTGCCGCGCTGTTCTTTGGTTCAAATTGGCCAGCGTTGCATCTGAAGCATTGGCTGCGGTGGCACGTTGACTACCAAAAATAGTTCCAGCCTGATTAATGCGGTCTTGGCGCAGGGTGTCCTCGCGGGCTAAAGCACCACCAAGGATTCGGCTGGCCGCATCGCCGCGGAAATTGCGATCGCTTTCTGCGCTACGCATCCGAGCATCGAGCAAATTCTCCCCACGCCGCTGGAGCATCGCTTGGTCTTGAGCCAAAAATTGTCCCGCGTCGGCTTGTAGCCCAGCGACACGGGTGTTGTAATTTAACATCCGCTGGGACTCATTGAGCGCAGCCCCCTGTCGTTGTAGATCCAAGGACGTAAGACCGAGGTCGCGAGCCGCAAGACCGCGGCCCATTTCGCTTGAAGCTCCGAATCCGCCCTGTAAAGCACGCATCGCGCTTGAACGCGCCAAGTTGGCCTGAACATCTGCACCGATCCGGCCACTCATCATGGCGGCAGCATTTTCGTCGGCTAACGCCGAGAGTTCAACAGCACGCGGATCGGCCGTAGCCAGCATATCAGCGCGGGTTTTTACCGCAGCCTGCGAAAGAAAATCAGCGGCTTTGGTAAACTGAGATAGTCGCTCGGGTGAAAGATTTCCCGCCTGGTCAAGCAAACCGCGGTATTCGTCCAATGCGCCAAGTGTTGCTTGATTGAAGGTATCTCCGAGTGTCGTCGTGGTATCGCGGAACGTGTCGAGTTCCCGAGTAGTTCCCGTGTCAAAACGCTCGGTGGCATCCGTGACTCTGGTATCAAAACGCTGTTCGGCGGCTTGGACTTCTCCGCGGAATCCATCGATGGTCGACTGGAACTCCGCTCGGTTTTGCTCATCCAATAGGCCAGCCGCTTGGGTTAAAGACCCGAGAGCCGAGTTAATTTCATTTCGAAGTCCGGCGTCAAGCTGCCCGCCGCGTTCGTTCATCGAACGCTCCAACTCACCAATCCGGTCGAGCACTTGCTGCTCTTCCGCCGTGATATCGCGGTTCAGGGCATCAGCCTGTTCATTGATCTTAGCCTCTAAGCTGCGGCTGATTTCGTTGACTTTATCAATCAGAGCGGTGCCGTCGGCTTTAGTATCGTCGATTGCTTTTTGCGTAACCCCTTGGATCTGTGCTGTGGGGTATGACGGTCCTCCGCCCCCTCCGCCAAAAAGTTTCTTTAGAAATTTCATTTACGCGGTTATTACTATATCACCGAAACTGGTAAACGCGACGGGTGTGGGCGGCTCCACGGTTTCCAGTGAAGTTTTGTTGGGCAATCTGGCTGGCCAGCATCTCCTTGGCCTTCTCGATATGGGGGGTGATCTGGTCGCCGCCCAAGAGAATGCCCTTGGTCGCCTCGTAGATCGCTTGGTAGTTACGCAGATACATCGCGTCCGCGTCGGCGGTGTGGGGAACGAAGCGGCGTTTGGCCAAGATCCGGACCACCGGAACCACGTTCGGCAGCGTAATCCAATACTTCCGCTTGAGGAAACCATCGGCCGGATCGATCGCCTCGCCGCGGTCGACCGCGCCTTCACGCCAACTATCATCAGTCTCACGGTATCCGGTGCCGCCACGGATCCACTCATTGAGCCGATCGTGCACGGGCTTGGGATCGCCGTCGAAAGACATATAGAGGATCGTCTCGACCTCACGGGGCAGGAAAAACTCACCCGTGGTAGAGACCGAAAGGGTATACTCGGCCACGGTGCCGACCCACTTACCGACAAACATCAGTTGCTCCTCGGCCGCGTTGACCATGCGCTTCACGGCGGAGTCCGAGAGTCGGTAAGCCTCGGGCAGTTCCAGCCCGATCCGGCCCCAGTGGTAGCCAAAGGTATCATTGGCCGAAGCGAGCAACGCTTCACGGGTCGCACGGCGGGCGGCTTCAATCGCGGCCATTACGTCACGCTCGATCAGGGCCAAGGCTTGCTGCTTGAGAGCGGTCGCCACATCCGGCTGTCCGGCCGAGGTCGCCAGATAGCTTTCGACTAAGATCTTCCGCTGCTCGTAGGTCGGCGTCGGCGCGGGGCCGTTGTAGTCCTCGCGGCGTTGGAGGAAATCTTGCTGCGCCCCGATCTCGGTTGAAGCCTGGGACAAGTAAGTGGTCAAACGGTCGGTCGGGATCGTGACCCCGTTGGGCAGTTCATTGTGCAGTTTGCCTTCGTCGCCGGCCGCAGCCCGACGGGCCGCTTCGACTTGGGCCATGAGGTCGCGTTCGATTAACGCTTGGCCTTCGGCTTTGAGCGCCGACGCGGCTTCGATCTGACCAGCCCCGGACGCGACATAGCTTTCCACGAATTTTTTCCGCACTTCATAGGTAAAAGGATTTGGTTTGGTTCCGCTCGAATAGTTCTCACGACGGGCCAAGAAGTCCCAGTGAGCGCCAGCCTCGGCGGCGGCTTGGCTTAAATACTCGTTGATGCGGGCCGTGGCGATCCGCACACCCTCGGGAAGTTCATTGTGCAGACGCCCCGCTTCCCCAGCCGTGGCACGGCGAGCGGCTTCGACATTCTGCATCAAGTCGCGCTCGATGATGGAGAATGCTTCCTGCTTCTTGGCTGCGGACACATCGACGGTTCCACTCAAAGTGGCGATGTAAGATTCGACCAAGGGCTTGAGCACCTCGTAAGCGAACGGATTGGGTTTCACTCCACTGGAGTAGTCCTCACGGCGGGCCAGAAAGTCGTAGTGTGTCCCCGCCTCGGTCGCCGCTTGGGACAAATAGGTGGTCAAACGTGCCGTGGGAATTTGCAGCCCGCCCGGCAGTTCGTTGTGAAGACGGCCTTCATCGCCAAGAACAGTTTTCCTGCTGCGCTCCACCGACGAAACAATGTTTCGCTCGATCAGTTCAAAAGCCTGACTTTTCAGCCCAGATCCGTCGCCCCCGTTATCGGTGATGATGTTCGAGAGGGCCAGCAATCGAACAATCTCATCGGGAAGCAGACTTTCAAATTGTTCCGTATCTCCCGTCAGGGCATTGTAAGTTATCGTATTTCGATCAAGATTTTCTCGGCGGGAAACAAAGTTATGTTGGTCAATCGCCTGCTGGTAGGCGCGGTTAACGATACTTCTTATCCGAGTTACCGGCATCCGATATTGGATAAGAGTTTCTAATCCAACCCGACCGACCATACCCCCAAAAGTGTTTTGCCCGTTGGCTACCAACAGTTCATAGGCCGTCCTGCGCTCGCGTTCGACATCGTTGGTGATATTGCGTTCGAGGTAGGAATACGCCTTGGTTTCCAATCCCGTGGCCAATTCAAGCTGGTTGTTTTCCTCGCGCCACAGTGCCAAGATCATGTTCTTGGTTGCGTCCAAATTGTCGAGGGTAAGACTGCCCGTCAGCGGATTTCCTGTCGTGCCCCCAGCTTGCCATACTAACTCTGTTCGTGCGCTTTCCTCCCGACGCGAAACAAAGTTGTAGTGGTCAATCAGCCGCCTCTGCGCTTCGTCGATCCTCTGGTCGATACGCGCTGTGTCGGTTACCGCCACGCCGTTGTCGACGTAGGGTGCGAGCAAAGTTCTGGCGGTGAGAAATGTAGTCGCCATTAGTGCGGCGTTGTTTTACCTATTGCGATCCAGGTGTGCGGGCTATTGGCCACTTTTTGCCACTCAAACACCGTGCTTGCCGCAAAGGAAGTTGGGTTGGTGCCGCGCACCGTTTGGCCGTCTAATGTATAGGAGACTGTGGCGTTCACGGCACTCCTAGACCAAAGCCGGATCGTCTGTCCAACCACACTACTGGCCGCGGTCGGAAACACGACCGTCAGCCCTGTGATACCCGCACCAATATCCAAAAACAGCGTTTCGTCCTGCCCGTTGGTATTGAATGTCACCGTGCCGCCACCAGCCGGAGCCACAACGGTCACTGTCGGGCGATTCTTTTTGACCTCCGGTGCAGTGAGATAAGATGCAAAAGTATCGAGCAACGACTGCGGGTCGTTGGGATATTTGGTTGCGGTGGGGAGCGTTCCTGGAATGAGGGCCATACTATTTAATTTCAGTTAGAGTCAAAGTGGAAATCGTTCTATACACGTAATCACCGACATCCGGGTCGTTGTTTGCACGATTTATGTAGCCTAATCTGGGACTATAAACCCTTGCTTGAATCTGATAACCGACAATCGAAGATGCCCCCGGCGTATCAATGAAATCTATAACCGCCGGCTGTGACGATTGACCTCCACTATACCCTCCGGTTGTTGTCGCCACGATTCTGTTTCCAGCAGCGGTTCCTACTCCAATCGTTACTCGGCCTTGCCCGACATCGCGTTGTATCCTGAAGGCTACGGGGTTATTTCCGTCATTTGTTGTGCAGGATATGCTTGCTTGGATCCTGACTTTTCCTGAGATAGGTGAGACTCTAGTCAGAATTCCACCAAGACCAGTCACATCAACCCAATCGGAGACACCCGTGTCTATAGTTTGGACATCGGTTTTGACCGCTTGTGCTATTTGAAGCTGGAATCCTGCTGGAAGGGCAGTAATTACATTGCCGAAGTAATTGCCCGAAGCAACGACATCACCAGTTATCGCAATCCCTAGATTGTTGACGATGAGTCTGTTTGCCCCATCTGCCCCTAAAGCGAGTGCTTTATTTAACCTGTTACCGTAGATGTATTCGGTTGTCCCACCGAAAGTCAACGCGCCGTCAATACCCGATCCCATATTGTCGACAGTGCGATCAACCTGAATATCCCCACCGACAACGTGAATTCGCTGGGTTGGGCTGTCTGTCCCTACCCCCAAATTTCCTCCCCGGATAAAGCTGTTTCCGCTAGATTTGATCGAAGTGTTTAATACACCCAAACCATTGCGACCTTCAAATGACGGATTCCCTCCTACGTCGATGAAAATACCGCTGTCGTTGAAGCCCCCGGTGTTTTTAGCAAGAAGTGCCCACCCCCCAGATCCCGATGCCCGGCGGCACTCAGTTACACCAGTTATCGTAGCATTGTTAGAAGAAATAGATCCTGAAGTGGACAGACCTGTCCCAGACATGACCCCCGCGGTAAGAGCTTGGGTTCCGAAATTAGGGGTTATTTTTGAGCCGGCAATGCGCTGATTGGCGTCGGTCGTAACTTTGGCATTGGTGATCGCGCCGTCGACAACCGTGGTAGCCGTCGCTGCCGTGGTCGCCGACGTGGCGTTGCCTAGAAAGCTGGTTGCCGTCAATGCGCCACTGCCGTCTCGGACCGCGACTTTGTTTGCTGTCGCGGCAACATCCCCGTCCACAGCCCAAGATCTCGCCACACTCCCGTTGTAATCACTTCCGGTTAAATACTGACCGCGTGTCAAGGTGTTTGCTACTTGGTTCGCGGTGGTTGCGGTGGTCGCCGTCGAAGCGTTACCTGACAAAGTGGCGGTAATCGTTCCGGCCGCAAAATTGCCGCTGCCGTCGCGGGTTACGATGCGGTTGGCGGTATTGGTCGACACCGCTTGAACCGCTTGATTGGTCACTTTACCCGCCGTGTTGATCGTATCGAGCTTAGCATCAGCAATCGACCCCCCAAGCATCGCATTAGTGACCGATCCCGCTGGGAGCATGTTCTCGACAACAACTTGCCGGATGACGTTGTCCCGCCGAACGACTACAACGTCACCATTGTTGGGGGTTACTTGAGTTTTGCCCCCGAAAACAAACCCCTCAACTTGAGTCAACGTGGCTTTGTTTACCGTCCCGCCTTGGCTTACGACGATCTCATTGGATCCAGCTACAGAGACGGCGGCGTCAAGTCCGCTGGGTTTCTTGTTTGAAGTGTAGGGCATAGAGTTGTCTAATTTACGCGGTTATTACTCGATCAGCAAACGGTTGCCGTCGTCGTCGATGAGGAGGTAGTATTCAGGGCTCTCCTCGATCAGGAGGAGCAGCCCGACGGGTGAACTCGACCAAGCACTGTATTCGGTCTCCAGATCGGTATCCCGGGTGAAGATTTCTCTAAGTTCGGCCATTACAAACTACCTCCATTGACGGCCTCGGTGAGTCGGTTTCCGTGCAACATGAGCCTTCCTAAATGGGCGCGTCCACTCCAGTTGACCCGCAAGGTGAAATCGTGCCCCAAGTAAGCAGGAACGTCGGTCGCCAAATTGGCGGTTCGTGGGGGCGCGGGGAATTTTACTTGGGGGGCATACCCTCGCTCATATCCCAACAACTGCGGGGGGTCAGGGTCGTAAGAGGTTGCTACGGTTCCTAATTCAAGCTGGGCACCCCAAAGGAACAACCCAGACAATCCGTCCCCCGCATAAGAGGTGTTTCCGGCTGAGTCAGCCAGATAAACTCTGAGGCCGTTTGACACGGCTGTGGCTGTCCAAGTCATCGAGCATCGAAACCATCCGTCTCCCAGTGCGGTAATCGACCCGATACCTTGGTTGGTTGTCAGACTTTGACTGTAGGTTGTTCCGCTCGAAAGATCAAAACCCACACCAAACGAGTCGGAGGTCGCGGCCAAGACAAACTTGGTCTTGGGGTCAGCCTTTGCAAAAATACTCAAGGTGTAGCTTGCTGCGGTTGTCGTAAAGTTCCGACCCAACCAGTGAACACCATTAGTGGTGTCTTCCACCAAACGATCTGCATCTCTCTTAAAATTAATCGGGTTTTCGGCTGCTGCTATTTCCACGGTGGTGTTGGTTTGTGTCCATCCCGCACCGTTGATCGCCTCGGTCCACGCCAAGAGATTTTTATCCTCCAACAGAAACTCGGTCTGAAACCGCCGCTCGAACCGCTGCCAAGTGGTAAAGTTTACATAGTCATCTGGCCGATAAGCTAGTTCGCACTCGAACGGGTAGTCGTTGCCGCCGCCCAAGTCATCAAACCACAAATCGCAGCGGATCAATTTTTTGAGACTCATATTGTCGCCAAGGTTGAAAGCCTTAGTCACGACACTTGCATTAACCCTGCGCTTCCCTTCAACTGGCGTGTCATACTCATCGTTTTTGGTGACTTCCCAGATTTCGACTCTTCGTCCGGTCTCATCCTCGTGGAAACACACCGCAAAGCACCGCGGGTCGTCGTCAAACAATCCCTGCACCAGCTTGATGACGCGAAGTCCAGTCCAGACTCCGTCGAAAACAGCCGCCGACTTTCCGCGCCCCGCGCTGGTGGACTGGAAATCCAGCACTGCTATTCCCGTATAAACGGTAGGGATAGGTTCTGCGGCAAATTGGTCGGCTTGGGTTTGATCGGTCGCACGGCGAGGAAGCTGCCTCGGCCAGCAAGTTACCAAAAGACGGTTGTCAAAACTAACCATGCTCACTTGGTCGAGCATCCAAGAAGTATCTTGTTTGAGAATAGGATCGATTTCCGCACTGACCGGCGTCAGACCATAAGTGCCTGCTTCACCGCGGGCGTTGCGGTAGGTGCGGATACCGTTGCCTTCGCGGGACCGGAAAAACAAGTCGCCGTTGACTGGGAGAATGCTGTCGCTGGTCGAGCCAATATTGTCGAAAAGGATGCGCTGGAATCCCTCGGTGTTTTTCCATCGATCGCGTGGCAAAGAGACTTGGAACGTAACTGCCCCGCGCTCGCAGAACGCGATCAAGTCGCCCTGCCCTGTAGCCGTGTCTTGCACCGGCAAAAAGACCAAGGATTTCACTTTGCCCACGTTGCTGGCTGGCGCAAAGCTCCCACCCTCGTTGAGAAAAGTCGCCTCGGTGAATCTCAGAAGATCGCTGTCTTGACCGGCATTGAATTTTGTTACAGTGCCTCCCGCGCCGGGCGCACCCGCCGTCACGGTGACCGGGATGGAAAAAGTCGTAGCCGTTAACGATGCTGACCCCACAACATAAGTGGAATCCACAATCGAAGTGTTTTCGGCAATGGTGACCAAATCTCCGCTCGCTAAACCGTGGGGTGTCGCGGTGGTGACCACCGTGGGATTGGCCGCGGTGCAGGTAGTAATTTTGGACTCGGCAAGAAAACCACTGAAAACCAAATCCCCCGCCAAAATTTCCGCACCTTCGTTGATCGCGACAAAAAGCCGCCCTTGGCCGTAAGCCATTTGTTTGCCGATCGGAACGACTTGAGCCCCATAGTAGCTGCTACGCCGAACCGTGTAACCATCAAAGATCCGTGGTTCGTCTTGTCCGGTCTGGATAATGAGGTATTTCTCGGCTTGCACCATGTAGACCGGAACGTCGTCGGAGATTTCGTCCAGCAAGTTGAGACGGCGGACCGATGCTTCGGCAAAATCCAAAGCCATGATCTTTCCATCGGCGACCACGACCATCAGCGTGGGGTTTCCATCGCGGGGATCTTGGTAGATGGCGACTCCCTGCACGTAAGTCGCTGCCAAAATATCTTCGCTATACCGGGTTCGGCTGGTCTTGCCGTTGACAAAGTCATCGAGAAACGCGGCATCGATGTCTCGCCGCGCTGTAATCGTTCCGGTTACGGTTCCCGTGGCGGAGGTGGGGAAAGTAAAAGTCGTCGCGCCAGTGATGGTAATCGTGTGCGTCCCGTTGACGCCCACAGGACTAGCCCCTGCAATCGTGACTTTATCCTTGTTGTCGTAACCGTGACCTCCAGACACCGTAGCGGTGGCGACCCCACTACTGATGGTGATGGTCGCGGTTCTAACCGGCTGGGGATTCCGCCAATAATTAGCGGGGATTTCGCGAAAGCCCGGTCGGGTGCGCGGGCCGTTACCGCCCCGGAACGTCACATTGTTCGCATACCAAGCAGCTTCGTTTGGGGTCTGGGGCGGATCTTTAGAGCCGTCCATTCCTGCCGGAAGGCCGCGAAATCCGTCGATCAATCTTTCAGGGTCAGTAATCATTGTTATGCATCCGCCAAGGCGTCCACTTTAGACGATAGCTCTTGTAGGGCTTTTATCAATATAGGCACCAACACGCTGTATTTGATCGCCTTGATGCCGTTGGCATCCTCGGAAACAAGACCTGGCCAAATTTCTTCGAGTTCTTGTGCGACCATGCCAATTTGCTTGTTATCAGGATCGCCGATGCGGTTGAAGTTGACGACCCTGACCCGGTTCACATCGTCGAGCTTCGGAGTCGCATCCACGACATTTTCTTTGATGGTGATATCCGACAGTGACCCATAACTGTTGTTGTAGTTCAGGATATTTCCGTCGACCTGAAATCGCGTTACCTCGCGGTTCGTTGCACCCCAATTCGAGTAATAGCCGACAATACCTTCGGTGCTGGTGGACGAATTTCGGTAGATGGCGTGAAAACCGCTCACCTGCCACGATGCTCCTCCAACCGTCGTGTTAATTCCAGCACCGGCTGAATTTATCGAAACGTCGCCGTTGGCATGAATCCTCATGCGCTCAAGCGAAGCGTTTTGGCCGTCCGGTGTAGTGCCAAATACCAAACGGGTTGGCATGTCGTTAGTGCCCGGAGTTGCGTCCACAACGGCGTTAATGACCGCGCCAGTTATGAAGTTAGAGCCGTCCGCTCCATTAAATACGATGTGGCCGAGAATGTCGCCGCTTTGAACAACGGTATTGGTGCCGACAGTGCCGCTTCTCGACTTCCCGATGTAAATGCCCGTGGGGTTTATATCATTGGAAAACCGGACACACCCCAAACTCGATGCGCTGGCGCTCGTGCCTTGAAGCTGAAGCCGTGAAGTCACGTTGGCTTGGGTAATCGTTGTCGCGGACCCCATGAGAGCGTTTCCACTGGAATCAATGCGAAGACGCTCATTCGCCGCGGTTTCAACGGTGAAGGTATCGGCCGCGGGAAACCGAATAGCCGTATCGGTGTCGCCGCTGTGGATGATCTTGTCGTTAATCGTCACATTGCCAGCGAGAGTAATGCTGGCGGTCGATCCATCCATCGTGATCGAGTCAAAAACATTTCCTGATGTATCGGAAGGCAGCAGCACCAAGTCCGTAGAGCCGTCACTTTGCTTTCGTGCATGAATGTTGGCTACCGTTGCGTCAGTCCCAATGCCAAAGTCGATGAATGCCGCTGCGGTGTTGGTTGTATTGGCGTTGTGGATGCGGATGCCAGCCCCGTAGGTGCTGCTGTTTCCGTAAACCCACGGCATGGCAAAGGCTGTCCCATCACCCACTTGTAACAGTTGGCCTGGGTTTGTTGCGGCTATGCCCACATTCCCTGTCGACGTAATTCGCATGCGCTCAGTCGGAGTGCTCGCGCCGTCAGGCGTGGTGCTAAACGTGATTAGCCCCGGCATGTCGGAGTTTCCCGGAGGTCCTCCCACGGCACATGTAATGAATGCTGCGTTTCGGTAGGTCGATCCGTCGTATCCTTGCCCTGCGATTGTTATGAGATTATCTCCGCTTTGGACAATGGTTGGTGAAGCCGTGGTTCCGCGGCTTCTTCTCGCTATGATTTCATTCTGGCCGGTCGCGGCATTGCACGTCATCGACAAGCCGCCAAAGCCAGTAGTCTGAGTAACAAAATTCCCGCCCGCAGATACTTGACCGGTTACCGTTACGTTGCCAGTCGCCGTTACGTTGCCAGTCGATCCATCCATCGTGATCGAATCAAATACATTTCCCGCTGTATCAGAAGGCAATAACACAAGGTCCGAAGATCCGTCGCTTTGCTTTCGTGCATGAATGTTGGCTACGACGGGATCATTACCCGCGCCGAAATCTATGAAAGTCGATGCGGTATTAGCCGTGCTTGCGTTCCAAATGTGGATACCGGCTCCATAACCAGAGTTACTTCCGTAAAACACCGGCTTTGCTAAAGCCGTCCCGTCACCGACTTGTAGACTTCCGGATGTAGATACGTTTTGACTCCCAAAATCGGGTGTAATTTTACTTCCGGCGATGGCGGCACCGGCCGCAACTTTTAGGTCGGTAATCGCACCGTCCGCCACGGTGGAAGCAATGCCATCAAAAGCACCATTGGCGTCTCTTTGAACTACTGTTCCGGGCACATTGCGACTTGTCGCAGTGCGCTGAGTTTCACTCTTTCGCTTGGCCAGAGCGCCCGGAATCACAGAGGACATGACGATGTCCCCCGTTTACTCCATCATTCCAGCGCGAATGGCTTCGTCGAAGCCCATCTCTCCACCAGCGTCTTCAGCCATGTCCTCGACTTTATCAGCCTCGGTCTCGGCGACGGGGAGGCCGTCAACGGCGACTAAAGTGAGTCCGTCAGCTTCGAGGCGCAGGGTAGCCAGCGCGTCAAAGGTGGAGCCTTCGGTCACGCCGTCTGGCGGAACCATGCCTTCAGGTATAGGGAATTTCATAATGTTATTCTGTTTTTGCCTCTTCGGCGATTTCTGGTTTGGGCTCGCTCACTTCAACTTTTTGAATGAACGCGCTGAGTTGGGCCGCAGCAAATTCCAACAGCGTCTTGTTGCCGGACACTTTGGCTGCGGCATAGGCTTCGATTAGTTCAGCTAGTTTTTCTTTCATTGGTTGCGGTTAGCCAGCCACGTCCTCATAGGCGCGACACAGTTTAATATAGCAGCATAAGCCTCGGCGACCTCGGGAACTTCATTAATCGCCAGCCACAAATCTCCCGTCGCAAGTTGCTCGTTGAAAGCCGAAGGTCCGATCTCCCGAGTATCTGCATTGTAGGGGGCGAACTCGGCCTCCATTTTCCCGCTGTCGACGTTCTCACTTTCAAGGGTCAACCGCTTGATCCAAAGATGCGGGAAGGTTTTTTCCGGTGCTGCCGGAAAAATAATGGGGTTATCTGCGGGGATGTTCATGCTTAAAAATGCAGCGCCTCTGGCACCCTGGGAGCCGAAGCTCCCAGAGTGATGTGAGGTGCTACCTTAGTAGCAAGCGACGAGGTCGAGAGCGCGAGCGCAGCGTTTGTGGCGAACCACAAAGCCGAGGTCGGGACGCTCCACCTTCGGGCCGTAGGCGAACAGCGCACGGAAGAATCCGATATTCGAGTCCAAATTACAAGTTCTATCTGGGATATTCCTCCAGACAAACTCGCCGGTCCAAGAATACTGCGGATTGTATTTCATCGGGCTGGTCGACTTGGGCTTGGGAATGAGGACCTTCAACACGTCAGCGTGATAAATCACGGTGTCGGTGTATTCCGCATTCTTGTAGGCGTCGGACACTTCCCACTTGTCACCCTTCGTCGTCGGGGTCGACGCGAACGGCTGACGGCGAACCCATGCACCGCCGACGAAGTCGTAACGGGGCGGGAATTCAACCGTGAAGAAGCGGAAGCCGCGATACACACCGGACAGACCGGGCGCTCCGAGCATCGGGGACTGAGTCTCCGAACCCTCGTAAGCGTAACGGAAGTCGTCACGGGTGTTAGCGTCTTGACGCTTGAGGTCATGGAACGTGAAACGCTCGCCGACTGCGGCATAAATCGGGGTCATCTCATCAACGCGAGCGAACGGATTCATGCTGCCGCCATTGTAACCAAGCTGCTGGTAGATCTCTTCGAGGATTCCCCAGGTAAGTTTGGAAGTGGCCGGAGTCGAAGGGAAGACCGAGCTACCAGACGGGAGGTTCGCCGATGCGACCATTTTGGTGCCGCAAGCGTCGATATACTCGTCCTGATAAGCGTTGGTCCAAACCCATTTCGTGTTCTCCGAGAGAACGCGAACGATGTTTTTGACCTGATCTTCGACCTGCCAGGCGAACTGAAGATCGTCCAAACAGATGTCGGGCGAGTTCAGCGCGGCCTTTTTGAGGCTGGTCTGGCGCAGGGTGATGCCGAAGTTGTCGATGTTCTGACCGGCGACTTGGCACTGACCGCCCGCTTCGCCGTCCGAAGACTCCCATGCACTGAAAGTGACGGGGCTGGACGAGAGCGTGCGCTCATAGATCGGGTAACTATATTCCGTTCCTTGCCCGTCCATCCACTGCTCACGCGGCAGATACTTCAGGTAGAAATCGGAGTTGATGATGTTCTTCGAGACATTGTTCCGGATGAGTCCGGCATGTTCCACGAAGAGAGCTTCAATATTATTGCAAGGCATAATGCTTGTTTTTCTCCTACTTTGTGGGGTTATTACTTTGCCTTGATCGGGAGACGCACATGCGGTCCGAGGCTAGTGACGACACCACGATTTTGCTTTTCTCTTCCCGTCGCGGATCGGGCTTCCTCGCGAACCTATCTTTTCTGATTTCTACCGGATGATTGCCGCTACCCGTAAACGTGAGACTAAGTTACGCTTGGTTAAGGGGTTGTCAAATTACGGGGTTATTACATTAGGCACTCGGTCGCCTCGGCGAGACGACCCTACCGGGGGATATATTTGGTAGGGACGGCTGGCCCTAGCCGTCCGTCTGCCTACAAAATGCAAAGGGAGGGGGCAAATGTCCCCCTCCCTCGCGTCCGGTCACCGAAGTTTCCGGAGGGATTTTAAGATAACCCCGACTTGATCGCCGAGAAGAAGTCCTCGTGCTCGACCTTCTCCTCTTGGCCGCTGCCCACGATCGGGTCGGCTGCTCCCCCACCCGCACCAGGCTTCGCGCTCTGGTATTTCGAGAGGGTCTTGTTTAGCTCGGCCGTCTTGGCGAATAGCTGCTGGACCAACCCATAGAGGAAGGGCGAGGCTGCGGCCCGGAGAGCGACTTCGGCCCGTGCTTGGTCGCTGTCGGCCACCACGTTCCAATCCAGTCCCGTGGCGAATTGCTCGATCTCCCCGATCTTCTGGTTCCACGCATCGTCGCCTTCACGGCGGCGGAAGAGCGGAGCTTTCTCGGAGACATCGCCCCAGATCTTCTCCAGGGCTCCCCGATACTGCTTGTTGCGCTGCTCGATGAACGCTTTCTGCTGCTCGGTGTGATGTTCTTGGATCTTCTCCAGGGCGAGCTTCGCATTGTGGCGCACCTTGTTGGCGATGCCCTCGACCTTCTGCCACTCTTCCGCCATAGCGTAGAAGCGCATCCGGTCGCGGTCATTCATGCCGCTGGCCATATCGACGAGTAGCTCGGTCTGCTTCTCCGGATCGGCTTCGGCAAACGCTACACGAGCGTCGGCCTCACGGAACTCATACTTCTTGGCGAAGGATTCGAGTTGCCCGTTGATCCGTTCACGGGGAACGGCCACCGCATCTTTGAATTCCTTGGTCGCCTCGACCCGCGCAATTTGAAGCTCGCGCTCGTAGGCATCGACCGTCTCGCGGAGTTGTTTGACCTCGTCGGGGGCGACATCGGTCGAACGCTTCTCCAGTTCGGCCACCTTGGCTTCGAGTTCCTCGCGGCGATGGCGCTCCTCTTTGAGTGCCTTGCGCTGCTCGGCCCACCGCTTCATCGCGGCCTCAGTCATCGCCCCTTCGGGAGGTGCGTCGTCCGGCTCCGGCTTGGCCTCGGCTTTCTTCGGTCCGCCCAGGAGTTCAGCCAAAGCGTCGGCATCGGCCGTAGCCGGGGCTTCTTCTTTGGTCGGTTCCGCAACGGGTTCCGCTTTGGGTGCTTCGGTTTTGGTCTCGGGAGCCTTGGGGGCTTCCGCCTTGGGTGCCTCGGGCGTGGGAGCGGTGGGCTCTTTGCCGATCGAGTTGAAGGCTTCCGACAGCGAACGAGCCGCGTCGAAAGTCATAGTGCCACCGGCTTCGGAAAGTTCCGGAGTGGTGGTTGGTTGGTTGTCCGACGCCGGCGCGGACTCATTCCTCGGCGTATTGGTTTCTGCCATAAATTATTCGTCGACCAAGTTCGGCATCAGATCTTTGGTCGAGGGGACGACCTTGATCGGGGTCGCCAAGGCTTCGAGGGAACGCAGCGCGTGGAAGAACCCTTCGCGGCGGGCGTTTTGCAGGGCGTTGAAAATTAGAAAGTCGACATCGCTCGGCACCGGCATCTCGGTCGGCTCCCCGAGATCGCGGAGCACATCGAGGGCGGCTTGCATCGAGGGATGGCGCAGCACCTCGGCGAGTCCGCCTTGGAGATGCTCGTTGCGGCGGAAGGAGTTTAGATTGTGTTTCATAAAGTAGTTAAGGGGTTATTACTGCGTGGCCTGCATGTGCATCGAATCGCGGCTCCAGAAAGCCCCTGCCGCGAGCCACCCTTCCCGTGCAAAGATCTCCATGACATCGAGCGGCATGTGCGCCCGTGTCGGCCAGTGGGTGTGGAGCCCGTTGCGGGGCGCATCGAAATCAATCGCCGCCGCCCGTGCGTGGAGGCTCGGGATACTGCCGCCGCGCATCTTGCGGTTGGCGTAGACTCCGTAGAATTTGTTGATCCCCGCCTCGCTCCGGGCTTCGTCGGTCTTGTAGCGTTTACCCAGTTCCTTGAGGATGCGCTCCAAGCTCGGGGCCAGCTTCTCGTGGACTCCGATCGAGCGGACCGTCTTAGGTCCGTTGTAGAGATACATCTTGTAAGGCACCGGGATCTGGACGACCGAGACCTTGCCGGCCGCACCGTAGAACGCGGTGAGACTTTTCTGATCCTGCTTCGGCCAAGGGTTCGGCTTGGGCATCATTGCCCGCAGATAACGCTGGGTCGCGGCGATCGACTGCGGCCCGAAGAACCCATCAGGCTCCGTGCCGACCGTCTCTTGGATGATCTTGATCTGGGTTTGGTTCACTCAGGCTTGACCACTTTTTTCCCGTCGCCCGGCTCGACCGAGACCGTCACCCTTTGATTGAGGAAGTCGTAGCCGAACCCGATTTTCGGGGTCACGCAGCCGGTGAGGAAAAACGCCACCGCCGTGACCACGTATTTCATTTGCGGGAGAACTTCGCGACGATGTTGGCGATCGCCTTGAGCGTCTTCTCCGGCTGCTCGCCGGGGATGAGCGCGAAGATCGCGATCAAGGCGAGGATGAGGCCGTAGGCCGCTCCGAGGATTTCCAGCCAGTTCAGGGAACTGACTACTTGGATGATGTTCGTGATGTCCATAATATGTTGTGTGGTTATTACTATCGTTGCAAAATTGCCGCCCGCAACCCGTCCATCAAGAAAGCCGAGAGCGCCCCGATCGCGGCAGCGATCCCGTAGATCGTCGACTTGGTATTCTCGAGGTGCTTGAGCCGATCGTCATGTTTTTCGAACGATCTCCGGAAGGACTCCTGGTGCTCCAAGATCAGGTCGACCTTGGTCTCCAACCGCGCCAGTCTTTCACCATCGAAGCTCATCGACAGAGATTCTTCCTTCCGTCGGCGAGAACCGTCAGGGGCCAACATGTTGAGCGGATCGGAGACATTCATTGTTAATATGCTTCTGGATCAGGACTCCTGCAACTGAGGCTCCTCGGTCGCGGTGAGTTGTTTTTCGATACTCATCGCCACCGGCAGGATGCCCGCTGCTGCGTTCAAGCCGCCCGCCTTGGTCGCAATGTCGAGACACTGCATGACGACCTTGGCTTCCGCCTCGGTGAGTGTGACTTGCTTATTCATTTGCGGGAGCCTCCTGTTGCGCGGCGAGGTAAGCCTGTGTCGCGGGAATCGCGGCGAGAACTGCCTCAAACGCGGCGGCAAGTTCTGGAACCTCCTGCATGATTTCGGGCGTGAGCGGAGCCGTCATCTTCTGGACGAGTGAGCCGTTGGCGAGTTCGCCGTCTGCGGTTGCGGGGAGCAACTCGACGGTTATTGATCCGCTGTCTGCTGTCGGCTGGATGGCCGAGAGCGTGTAGACATGGAGTTTATCGAACACCTTCGCAGGGATGGGTTCGACGGTTATGGGTGTTGGGTTGTTTAACATAAAGCGTTAGGCCGCAACGCATGGCACCTTGTAGGCCGTGCCAGCGGCGTCAAAGAGGGTCAGCGTGTGGGTCGCGGTGATCGTCTCGGATACGGCATTCTGGTGAATGCGGAGTTGGCCTTGGAGCGGGCAGAAGTCGGAGTCGTTGGCAAGGCGAGCTTGGAGGGCGGTGCTGTCGCGTTTAAGCGCAGGGAAACTTGTCGTGCTGCCGCCAAACTGAATCCGATCAAACCCATTTTGCGCTGCGTTTAACAGTCGAATAACCCCAGACGATACGTTGCCAACAATAGATGAATTGCCTTGAAATGTGAGGTTGGTGACTACGGATAATGAACCAGTGCAAGTTATGGCGTTACTGGTTCCCGCAATGGTCATCCGTGTAGTTCCATCAGTCTGAAACTCCAGCGCCCTCGCCGTCCCGCCGCCCGATCCCTTCTCCGTGCCGATCTGAAACACGTTGCTGCTCCAGCGCAGGAAGCCGCGTTCGTGGTTCGTGTCACTGGTGAAGGTATTGTATATTCGGAAGGTTTGGGCGTTGGTGTCGTTGCGTTGGCCCAATGTGTTCTCCCCATCATAACCAACTCTAACACTAAGACCCCCGCCGTTACCGTTAGCAAATAAGACGCCGCCAGCATTATTGGCACCAGTGAAGCCTATTGTTCCCAGTGTGGCAGAAATCGCAGCAGCGTTGCCGCCAGGAGCTAATGAAACACCACCTGATGAATGCACGGCACCTGTCCTCGTTACACGAAAAATGGAAGAGCCATTGTAAACATAGTTTATGGCGCTACTGCTATTGTTGGCCGCTGTCTGAGTTACGCCAATATTGACAGCATTGAATACTACCGCCGCGTTGTTCCAAGTCTGCGCCAAATCCAGCACAGGCGCGGACGCCGTGAGCGTGCCGTTGTTGGCGGTGAGCGTGGTGAAGGCTCCGCTGTTTCGGGTGGTGGATCCAATCGGCGTATTCTGGATCGAGGCAAACGTGACATTGTTCGCGGTGCCGAGTCCGAGCGCGGCGGCGTCGACGGGTTTTGGGTAGAAAGTGGAGAGGAGGCTCATGGCGTGTTGAGAGTGGTGCGGGCGGATTGGACGGCTTGCTCGAAAGTCAGCGGGGGCTGCGGCCAGTCGTTGCGCGGCGACGGATCATTGGCAAATGTGTCGAGGATTGCGTTCAAGTAGCCTTCCAGAGCGTCGAGTTCCGGGCTCTGCTTGCCAGCGGCTTGGAGGTTAAAACGCAAATAGAGCAACGTGGGCTGGCGTTCGCCGCCGAGGCCGACGGATTTGAGGTGTTCTTCGGCGGTGATCGGATCAGCTTCCGGTGCGGGTGCGGGCGGAAGTGCGGCGAGGTCGATGTCGGCGAGGCGGACGGCGGATGTTCCGGCGGGCGGTTGCCACTTGGCAGTGTCGCCGTCCCACAACACGACGTTGACGAGGTGTCCGGCGGGTTGAGCGAGGATGGCGTATTTCTCGGTCATGGTTAGAAATAGGTTGTTATGACGGCGATGCCGTCGCCGCCTTTTCCGCCTGCGTTTGATCCGCCTGCGTCGTTTGTTGCGCCAGCGCCACCACCACCGCCGCCGCCCAAAATTGCATCGCCGCCTTCGGCACCTTCGCCTGCGTTTCCTTGGCGACCACCACTGGCACCTGCGCCGATAAAGCCAAGACGGCCACCTGCAATGCCTTTGTTGCCAGCATTGGGCGAAGCGCCTCCAGCCACAATATGCGGATTGATGCCTCCGCTGCCTGAACCGATTGCACCGCCGGGGGCGCTGTTGTGTAGACCATTGGCTGACGTAATTCGTGAACCACCTCCGCCACTTGCAGGCCAGATATTCCCCGCGTTAGTAGATCCCGTTCCTGCGCCTGCTGACGCTGCCTCATAGCCACCACTGCCGCCTGCGGCTGTGTTGTGTGATGAGTTGATGATGAATCCGCGGACGGAAGCTGATGCGCCACCGGCAGCTTGTGCGGTATTGTTGCCGCCTGCGCCACCGTTGCCGCCAAAGGCTTTGAGTGGACCAAAAGTGGTGTCGCCGCCCGCCGCGCCTGCACCGCCGTTGGTGTCGTTGCCCGCAGCAGTGCCGCCCACGCCGCCAGCGCCGACCGTCACGGTTTCTGTTCCGCTGAGAGACTCAGGGTCAATAAGCAAAACTGTGTGTCCTGCGCCTGCACCGCCGCCGCCGCCTCCGCGTGCGGTTCCTGCCGCGCCACGCCGTCCGCCGCCGCCGCCACCACCGCCGCCGACGAGTTCCACTTGCAACATCTTGGCCCCTGCGGGTTTTGTCCAAGTGCCGTTGGCGGTGAAGATTTGGGTGTCGGTGAGTTGGCCGGTCAGCGCGATGGTGCCGGAGCTATCGGGGACGGTTAAGGTCCGCGTCTGGCCCGAGGTGATGCCGTCAACCTCAAAGGCCAGTTTCTTGGTGCTGTCGGCGGATCCCACCACACGAAAAACATCGTCCGCGGGTTCGGTTGCCGAGATCGCCGTTCCATAGTAGGGAACAACTTTCCACCCCACCGTGGAACCAACAAAGACCAGCGTGAAAGCGGCATCCTCGACATTGCAGGTCATATCCTCGGCCAAGGATTCGATGTTCGATCCGTTGCGGGCGATGGTGAGGTTGTTCGTGTCGAAGGTTCCTGCGTAGTCGAGCACGGTGATCGTGTCGCCATTCGACGGGGTCGCGGGCAGGGTGAGGGTGAAGGCTCCGGCTGTGGTGTCGGCGGCGACCTTTGCGCCATTGATGAGGGTCTGGGCCGAAGTGACGACGGTGTAGTCGATCGGCTCGGCGGCGACATCACTCGACCCCAAGGAAACATTCCCCGTCTGCCCATTCACCGAATTCACGGGGTAGTCGCCGCCATATTCCCAGTCGGTCGCCCGGACGCCGGTATTGTTCTTGCGAATCCAGATGCCTGCTTGTCGTCTGTTGACGAGCCAGACGCCCGTGGAACTTCTCACCAAGAAACTAGCCCCAACCGCCGGATCGCCGATCGTCTCAGATAAGTCGGCAAAGGTCTCGACCTCGCCTTCAAAGACGACGGCACCGCCCCCGACTATATCGAGGTTTCCGGTAAAGGGATTGAAGCTCCAAGCCATCTTAACTCTTTAGAACGCGGGTGAGATTGGTGCCGCTGTAGGAAAAGTTGCGGGTCTCGACGACCGAGCCGTTGAGCTTATACTCGACCTTCGTCAGGTTGCTTCCGGCATAGGTCAGCGCGATGTCGTCCCAGGTCGGAGTATTCGAGTGCATGATGTCGTTGATCTTCTGCAACGACCGCTCGGTATAGTCCTCGCGCAGCGGGGTGTTTCCTTCTGGATAATAAGCGGGCATGTTATTACTTAATACTCCGGTTCACGGACCTCGGCAACACGGCCAAGTTACTGGAGTGGTTGCTCATTCCGTTTTTATGGTGCACGTCCTTGCCGTCGCCTTTGGAGACGCGGCCGGCCCGCTCCATCTTGCGACGGGCGGCGTTGCGCTGGGCACGACGCTTCTTCTGCTCGGGGGACGAGTGGTAAATATATTCCTGGGCGTAGTCTCTTGGCATAGGTCACATCGGTTGTGCCGGACCAATCTTCGCAGCGGTCTGGGCATCTTTAAGCGCAAGATCCTGCATGACCTTGGCTTGCTTGGTCTGCATGTCGACTTGGTGTTTCTCGATCTGCATCTGGAGCTTCGCTCGGCGTTCGGCCAAGTCGGCTTGGGCCTTCGGACTTAGCATCTGGGCATCGGCCAACTGACGCTCCATGTCGGCAATCCTTGCTTGCTCGGCTTCGATGGCGCGAGCTTGCTCGGCCTCTTGGGCTTTGGCCTGCTGCTCGGCGGCGGCTTGCAACTCGTCGGCGAGTCGCTGGCCGGAAGCGTTCAACTGCTGGAACCGCTGGCGCATGAGCCCGATCTGGTCTTGGCGAGCCACATCGGGAGCGAGCAACTGCAAGTGTTCGCCCAAGTGCGGCAACATCGTCTGGTAAGCGGCGAGCGCGGCGGCAGGGTCGGCCTGACCTTGCGAGATCGCTTGGTCGAGACCGTCGAGCGCCGTCAGGTGACGGCTGGCGTGGATGAAGTGGTTCTCGCCGGAGGAGACGGGCAGCGCCGTGCCAGCCGACATCGTGGCGTTCTCCAAGAGCGCGATCTTGTCGTCGATCGGTGTCCGCAGCGTGGTCGCGGGCGAGGGCAAGTAGCGGTCGACCACTTCCTGCCCAAAGCGGGCGGCAATGCGGTCGCGCAAGAGATTGACCCGACCCATCTCGTCCAAGGAACCGAAGATGGACATCGTCTCATCGATCGCCGCACTCCGCATCCCAGGGCTTCCATAACCAATGGCGCGAACGGGCTCGACCGTGGAGAAACGATGGATCGCTTCGGTCGGCACTCCGCGGGCAATACAACGCTTCTTGAAGTCGACGGCGTCACGACCGCCGGGTTCATTGGCGGCATAATCACGCGACACTAAACGGCGGTATGCCTCACGAAGAAGACGTTTCCACGGGTGGTAGAAAAGATTGATCGCCGCGGCCCCGAGCACGGCTTCTTGCTGCAACTGGGCGCGGACCTCATACGCAGTGCGGCTTTGACCATCCGGAGTGATCGATCGCGACTGGTAGCCGATCGTCCGGTTTTGCATATTCATGGTCAGGTCGTTCAAGACCGGCATGAGGTTCTGGTTGTAGTTGGGGATCGCCTTCTCGACGATCTTCAGCCCAGGAGGAAAGAGTGCGTAGGGGCCGTAATACGAAAGCGTGAGGTCTTCGAGGGCGCGGGACCCATTGTCGCCGGGCTGGACGATCAGGGCCGAGGAGAGCAACGCACCATCGACCATGCCGCAGCGCAGACGATTCAAAAGCTGAATGTGTGGATAAACTTTATAGCCCAAACCTCTGATGCCGTGATACGTGCCGTTGCCGACGCCATAGCAAAAAGTAACGAAGCAGTTGGTCGGGGCGGCGAAGCGATTCGGGCGCTTGAAGAGGAAGTCCTCCTCTTTGGCGTTCTCGTCCGAACCGATCGGATCCTTGAGGAACATGAGGTGGCTGACCTTGCCGTCGAACTCGCGCACCCACATGTGGACGACATGGACTTTCTTGCCACGGCTGTTGCCGTAGAGGAGGTCGTTGTTTTTAAGTTCGACCTCCAGCTTCTCCCACTCGCCGGCCTCTTGGAACGAACTGTCGCGGCAAGCGCGGATCAACGCCTGTTTCACCATCTTGACGTTCCACCCGAGGTCTTTGGCCACGGCGGGGTCTTCGATGAATTTGTAAAGCTGGTGGGCCTGATACTCGCGATCAACCGTGGCGACCTCGATCTCCCATTCGGAAGCGCGTGTTCCACGTGGCAACCGGAACTCGGAGAGCCCGGCCACACGCCAACGCCAATCAACCTCGTCCTCAAAATAACAAACCCCGACGCCGTGCGAGACGAACTGGTCGGCAAGCATCTGGTGATTGAACTCGAATTCCTGCCACTCTTTGAGGGTCCGCGTGAATTCTTCGGCCAGGATGCGCTCCCACTCGACCTTCTGCTCGGGGGAACCGAAGTCGATCGAGATGCGGGCCAAGACATCGACGCTTGATGTGAGGTCGTAGTATCCGGCGAGGGCTTGCTCTTTCAGGGCGGAGGCTTCGCCGAAGTCGAGATTCGTGCGCTCGCCTTGGCCCATTTCGATCAGGTCTTGCTGATTGAAGGGGGCGGCACCATTGAACATCGCGTCAACCAGGGCGCGGTTTTTACTGGAGCCTTGGTCGCTGTCCTTGATCGCTTTGTAGATGGAGCGGGCGCTGTTTACATTATCCACGCGCATCTTGGGGGCGCGGCCGTTCTCTTCAAGGCCAAGGAGTTCGAGGGGTGCTAGTTCGGAATTTGTCATTTTTGCAGGGCTTCTATGAGCGAACCGTCTTTACAACCGTGGACGACGGCGGCGTTGGTCGGCACAGGGCCGTAGACCGATTTGTCGTCGATCGGATCGCAGTAGATGCGCCCGTCTTCATCGATCTCGTAGTTCTTGGTGCGCCAGTTGTTGTGTAGCAACTGTGATACCGCGGTGTGCGGGCGCATCTCGTGGCGGAGATACACGTCGAAGGGTTCGACATTCGGGCCGTCGTCGGTGCGGACATAGCTCCACAAAATCGAGCGGTTATGGAAATCGCCCGGATAAACACAGGTGCCGATGACATGCTCGCCGTCGACTTTGACGAATTCGCCCGTCTTGCGATCGAGCATCCGGGTCACTTGGATGGCTCCAAGGAAAGGTTTTTGGGCTTGGTTGTATTCGGTCTCGATCGCGTCGAGCCAATCCTCGCGGATCGGCGTATTATCGGCCTCGAACCAATACCAAGTGTCCTTGTTCCCGCTGTGCTGGAGGTGGCGCACGGTCCGCGCCCAGAGGTGGTTGGCACTCTGGGGCCAGCCGAGTTCGCACTCGGAATCCGGGATAAAGAGGTCGGCCGAAGCGAAAAGCGGGGCCAACTGCTCTTTGAGCGCGGCGGCTTCGTCCTTCGTATTGTAGGCTCCGACCACCAGCAGCTTGTGCCGGCCGAGGTTACCCAAAAGGGCCATGTGCCCGGCCAGCTTGGTGGCGAGCTTGAGGTCGACTTGGGAAACGGGCAGGACGAGGAGCATGGTTTACGGAGTTATTACTTTAGCACGGTGTCGAGGATTTCCCAATTATCCGGCTGACGGTGGAGCCGCGGCGTGTAGTTAATTTTCTTTCGCTCGGCGATCTCGTCAAATCGCCAGAGGACGAACTTCTGCCGATCTGGCAACCACGCGGCGAGAATCTGGAAGTCGCCGCGAGCATAAGTCTGCTTACATTTCTGACCGCGACTGCTGCTGATCCCGTAAGCATCGCGATCCGGATAATAAGTCGCCGTCTTTACTTGGACACAGACAGGGAGATAGGGAGGGTAATGAATGATGAGGTCGGCGGCATGGGCATGACCGAGCGGCACGTAGACTTTCCAGCCACGCCCATCGGCTTCAAAAATAAACCTTACCTCGGCCGAGGTGCCTTTTTCGCAGTCAGTCATGCAGCAACGGCGTGGACTAAAGGTGCCACCTTGCCGAAGATTTCAAAGGTCGAGTTGCGTCGGACCAGATGCGGAATGCGGAGTGCATTCTGCCGATCGACTTCTTGAGCCGCTTGTTCTTCGGTGGAATAGCGGTCGGTCTTGTGGAGGTGGCGGGTCGCGGCACGGTGGCTCTTGAGTGTGACACGCTCGCCCGTGCTGCGTGAGACCACTTGCCAATCTCCGGGCGGGAGCACATTGCGGTCGACATCCGGCGGAGGAATGAACGGCGGGATCTCTAGGTGGGATATCCCACCGTCATAACAATAGGTGCCGTCTTTGCGGGGGTAGAGACAATCCGGGGTCCACAAGCACGTCTCTTGAATAAACGGCACTCCAAGTCCAATAGCCAAGCCCATCGGGCTCGACTGGTTGCCGATAAAGAGATCCGCCCCCGCGATCAGCTTGGCCAGTTCGAGGTAGTCGTTGGTGATGGCATACTCGGCATGAACCTTGGTCACCCGTCGCAGTTCCTCGACCTCGTGCGGCATCCCGACAAAGAGCATCTTCGTGCCGAGTTTTTCACCGATCAGATCCCACCGGAAGTAAGGGTTGTGGTAGCGCGGGCTGCGATGACAGACGACCCGCCCCCGTGCCCGCGCCGAGGGGGAAACTTTCAGCCAAGGATCGGGCACCGCGTTGGCATTGACCCAATCGCTTTGCAATTCCATCAGGCTGACCCCGTAGATTAGCCCGCCATTACGGAACGTGGAGAAATTGACGCAGTGCTCGTTGGCCGGCGCATCCCCGTGAATCACCTTGCCGACATACTCTTGGGCTTCGAGGAGTGGACGCAACACCGCCGCCCTTTGCTCGGTCATCTTCGCCGTCCAAGGACGTGAGTTGAGATAAAGATCCCCGCGCCCGAGTTCCCTCATCGAGGGTAAGGCGTAGAGCACATCTCCCAAATCTCCGGAGTGGAAATAATTCACGCTGTTAGAGTGCTTCGGTCTCTGGGAACAGACGCCATGAAATTTAGCATGTTAAGGATGCTTTTTCTTCCTTTGGACATCTCAAGTAGATCATTGATATTGTCGTTATTGCCGTCGTAGTCCTGTAAAAACCCCTCCAAATCCTGCTCCGTAATGGTCTTGTCCGGCTGAAAACCAGCTTGCTGACGAAGCACCATTATCCGCGCATGGACTTCATCTGGATTAGCAAAGTAATCAAACTTGTCCTTATAGACGCCTTTCTGCTGGTCTTTGGGTTTAATTTCGTTGGCGACAATGTCTTTATGTATGGTCCTCATAAAGCCGCCTCCGAGTCCTGCTTGATTCACATGATGCGTCAACTCATGGAGTGGCACGGAACTGTCCGCGTTAGGAGTCATCAGAAGACGGCCTTCATCCCGTAGGTATTGCCCCGTTATTCTTGGATCGCCGTCGATCTCCTTCTGAATTTCTACTTTTGGTGGCTTCTGTAAGTTTTCTTCTATATACGGCGCGTCTTTATCCAGTCCCTCTTGGATGTGTGGATCTGTTATTTTGCGGCGGTCATACCAGTCGTCCAAAAATGACTGCGCTGCGTTAATCTCTGGGCCTAAATTGCTCATTATAGACTTCACAAAGTCCGGATTCTCCCGCTCGTCTAAAATCGCATTGATCCGGTCCGCTTCGGCTTTCTGCTCCGGCGTAACACCTGAAACTTTATCGACCCCGATCCGCGAGATGATCGACCTCTTGAACGCAATATCATCTTCCGCGTAAGCCTTGCTCGCCGCGTCTTTGCCAAACTCTTTTTTGCGCCACTCCTGCTGCTCTTCGGAAAGCTCAAACTCAGGCGCGTATCCGGTCTCGTCCATCAAATGCATGGCCGCTTCAATCTTGAGAAGACCCTGCATCTTGTTCGGGTCAGCCATGTTACGGTTGAACGGATTGGCCACGATTACCCGCGGCTCTTTGGGGTCACTTCCATTGAGTCCTGCGCCCCAAGCCATGCCTGCGGTGTTTGTGTTCTTACGAAACCACTCGGTCAGCCCGAGTTCGTCGGCTGTCTTGACCGGATACCCGTATGAAGTTCCCAGCGGCATTATACCCAATCGTCGTTAGCTTCTTCGCGTGTTTCGGTCTCGTCCTCTTGGAACATAGTGTCCTCCTTGGACAACACCTCGGTCACCGCATCAACGGCCTGAAGCCAATCCGGTGCGGTCAGCGAAATCATCCGCAGCGGTGGTGCATTCTTCCGCAACTCCTCAACTGTGACGCGATACGACATTGTTATGCTGTTATGATACCGCTTCAAAAAGACTGGAGCAACTGACCCGACCGCCGCGGGGCATACTTCGAAGTCATCGTCGACTTCCAACTGCTCATCCCGCGGCGACTCCCCCCAGTCTCTTGGGGAGGACGCAGCCCGAACCGTTCGCGAACAACATCGAGCATGACGAACGCCGCATCGGCTACGTCGGGCGATCGGCCGATCCTGGCCTTCATGTCGGTCTTCGACTCGACGACCACCTTCATCGATCCGGACTTACGTGTGTCGTAGTTCCGACTGGTCATCTCCCGAGCCAGATCCGGCCCGATCCCCCGCAACTGACCATTCTGCAAAAACTCCTTCGCGCCGAACCAAAGCTCGGTCACGCGGTTGACATACTTGTCCTGGGCCGCGGTCGCATCGTAAGCCGAGAGCGATCGACCCGAAGGAGCCCCGCCGAAGTGAACCCGGAGGAACTCGTTCGACCCGCAGACTGTGGCCATCGCATCGCAGAAGGGCACACCGCCGCCCGTCACATCGACCCCGATGTTGCGCCACGGCACCCCAGCTTTGACCACGATGTCTTTGATTTTCTTGGCGATCTGGAAAGTTCGCGGCTCGGGGTTGCTGGCCTCTTCGTCGAGGTAGTGGAACTCGTCGAAGGAAACCTGATCGACGCCATCTTTGTTCTGGCCAAACGAGCCCAAATAAATGACACACCTATCCCCGCCGCTCACGAACGAGGGGTCGATGCCGACAATACGTTCGGCGCGGCCCCTCCAGATCGGCTTCTGATCGGCTTGGAAGCGGATGATCTCGGCCTCGGAATAGATGGCTTTGCTGACCGCCTGCGGTGGCCAAAAACCTCTGTAGTCTCTCCAAAAGATTGGATTGTCCTCACCGAGTCGCTCACGGGCCTCGTCGATTTTTTCCCATTTCTGGATCGGCCATTTGTTTTCGCCGGCCAAGTAGTTCGGATTCTTGAGGGCATCGAGGTGCAGACAAACCCCACCCAGCTTGGTCTCCCACTTCTCGTCATTGACCGTAATGCTCCCCCAACCGTTGATCGGCTCGACGAAGCGCCCGAAGGGATCGTAGTAGGAGACAGGGTTCGCCGCCGCACAGATGTGGAGAAACGGGTTGTTCGAGAGGTTGGACATCGCGGTGTCGAGGAAGGCATGACCCAACTCGCTCAACTCGTCGGCCGCGACGATGACCCGCGGAGCCTTCATGCCTCGCATCTTACCCGTCACCTCGCTGGTCTTCTTCGCCTCGGCCGGAATCAAGTAAACCCCCGCCTGCTCCATCCTCTCCCCGTTGCGGATCGTGTAGATGGCCGGAGTCGGAGTATCCGCGAGCTTCCCTGGAGCCACGGGCTTGATGCACGGCCAGTAACGCTGGATGGCACCCCAGACGCGCTTCTTGGCGTCACGGATGCTCGTGGAGGTAACGAGCGAAAGCGTGTGGAACGGCGCGGCCATCCAATTCAGGAGAGCCCAGATGGCCATGAATTCCGACTTGCCGGACGAACCGCAGCCTGCGAAACCGACGAACTTATTGTGACAGCACTCATACAACATGTCATCGGCCCAAGGGTGCCAAATAAAGTTCTCAGTTTTCTTATTGAAGAAAATCTGAGCCGCGTTTTTGAAGTGCTCTTCGATCGGCAACATCTCCGGCGACCGCCGGTCACGGTTCACGAAGCAGTAAAGCTCGATCGCCCAATCAGCCGTCCCCGGCACAAAATAGACCCCGTATTTAAGTCGGTATCCGACCGGAGGAGTCGTGGCATCGGAGGCAAAAATCGGGGTCATTTTGGAAATTTTTCTGCTACAGAGTTATACAAGCGGACACAATCGTTTTTGATATTTCGCAGTCACCTCATTACCAACACTTTATGACAACCGTAGCACGGGTTCGAATTTACGGGTTTAGGGGATTATTTAACTTCTGTAAGTCACTCGATTTACTCTGTTATCGGCGAAGTTCCGCCTATTATCATTTTCGATATTATTATGCGCTTATGAATATTTTTGAACATTTTGACACAAAATCTGGTCACAATTAACAAGCATGAAAATCGAAATTACTGACACCCGAAACGAGGGCGTTGTCGTCCGGCTCAATGGGGCCAAGGCGCACATCGCCAAGGTCCGCAATGGAGCTTACCGCCAGTTCCTCATCCGCTGGAAGGTGGGGCGGAAGACGATGAGGCGCGTCTTCGCCAAACGCGACAAAGCGATAGAGGAGGCTCAAAGGATCGTCACTGACTTGGCCAGCGCCCTCGGCGAGAGAACTACAATTCATCCGGAGGATAATCTATTCCTTCGGGAGTGTTTACGCAAAGCGGGCGGGAAAAGTCGCTTGCTCGAAGCCGTGGAACAATACGTGGCCAAGAACCCGATCGGGGCTGGTCGGAGGACAGTAAAAGAGGTGTCGGTCGAATTCGTCGAAGCGATGCGGGAGCGACAGAAATTGAAGGGGCTTTCGAAGTCCTACCTCAACGGGCTCTCGACCGATTCAAACCACATCCGGCGCTGGATCGGCCACCGGCAACTCAACAGTGTGACCCACGAGGAATTCCAGGGCTACATCAGCAAGGGTGAGTGGTCGCCATTCACTTACCGCAATCTGGTGCGCCACTGGCAGATGATGGAAAAGTTCGCCAAGAAAAAGGGCTACCTCGGTAAGGACGCCGACTCCATCACCGCGGACCTAGCTCTCCCCTCCCTCGACCGCAGAGTGGTGCCGACCTTCAAGCCTTGGGAGCTTATGCACCTCCTCCTGATCGCCAAGCCGGACGAGATCCCCTACATCGCGACGATGGCATTCGCCGGTTCGCGTCGGGCAGAGTTCCAGCGGATGACGGCGGCTCAACTCAAGTTCGATGAGCATCATGCGGTCATCGATGAGACGATCGCCAAGACTGCGGCTCGCCGGACTTTGGACATCACCGACCAGATGAAAGCCTGGCTCGCAGTCGCCGAGATCCCCGAGGAGGGTCGCCTGACTAGCCACCGCCGGGTGGCGGCACTGAGCCGGAACAAGGCTCGGCTCTCAGCCGTCGGGGTTGAGTGGAAGAACAATGTGCTCCGGCACTCGTTCTGCACCTACCACTATGCCAAATACCGCAACGCCAACGAGACCTCCTACCTCGCGGGTAACAGCCCGAAGACCCTGCAAAAGCACTACCGCGGCCTCGTAACCACGGCGGAAGCTGACGAATGGTTTAATATCACACCGATAGTGGTGCGGGCTTATGCGGAAGAAAACGGCTTGTCCTCTTTAATAAAATGGTGAACAACCACGCATGTTCGTTGTCGAACATAGAGAAAGAAAGAACCCAAATAACCATGAGCACAACAAAACACGGCCGTCTGAAGGCCGGCACTGAACGAGTGAGCTACGTAGAGAGTAAAATGACCTCCTCTGCGCTGCGCCTTTTGGCCGCAGCAAAGCAGACGAATGTCAGTTCACTGATCCGCGAAGCGACCTCCGCCTACCTAGCCGCAGAAGACCCAGATAAAACGCTGTCCCGCGTAGCCGAGGAGTTAGCCGTCTACAAGGCCGACACCAAGGAAGAACGCGCTGCCGACAGCCTCGATCCACAAATGCAGAAAACCATAGCTGCCCTGCTCCGGAAACACCGGAACGGGTGACGCGGTGCCGCGGGGGATGAACCCCGCGGCTTCTTTTTCACTACGCCGTAATAACCATAACAACTGCACATACACAAAAAAGCCCATAACAATGATACTAGACCTCACCAAAAACCTGAAATCGGAACTCGACGAAGCGGCTCACTATTGCTCGCTCTCCCCAGAGAAACTCGCCTCTCTATTTGTCGAAGACGGGTTACGGCTGTATCGTGACAGCCGTGACGAATTCAGAGATACCGTTGACCGAGAAGATAGCTAACCTTCGCAATCCGAAGTTGATCCGCTCATTTGCAAGCGACCCTGAACTTGAAGACCGGCTTAAAGCTGAGTCGGAGAGTTCGGGGCGCTCAATGAGCGCGGTCATTCGCACTGCGTTGCGTAAATTCTTCGGGTTGTAGTAATAACACCATAATGACTTCCATGATTCTGGAATGTGAGTCGTTTACCGCGACTCCGTTGGCCAGCGGCAAGCTGCGCCTGGAGATCAAGGCTCCGGTCGAGCGACCCAAGGAAACACTCGGTCCGCATGAAGCGGCTGAGAGATTAAGCGCGATCTTCGGTCGGACAGTGCAGAAGCACTCACTTGGCTATTGGCGCAAGCGCGGCCTCCCTTACACCCAGGTTGGCGACAAGAAATACATCTACCACGAAGTCGCCATCACTCGGTGGGCGCAAGGACTGGGAGCTTCGATTCTATGACTATGGACAAGTATCACGACTGCGGCCACCGCCCGCGCAACACTGACAAGCGCAAACGCTACAGAAGCGTCCCAGAAATGGTCGTCGACACGCTCGGTGGCGAGGACGCGGTAAACACACTCATCTCAATGTTCGTTCAAGAAGTCGAGCGCCGTGCCGAGGAGAAGATGCTACTGACAGGCAAACTCGAAGGCGCACATTACGCGGCAATGAAACAAGTTGCCGAGGAGTGGAAGCAGTGAACTCCAGGCAAAAAGGAAAACGTGTCGAGCGGCTTTGGCGCGATCAGCTTCGCGAAGCAGGATTCCTCAAATCGTTCCGCGGTCAGCAATACTGCGGTGCGGCCGGCAATGCCGACGTAGTTTGTCCTGAGTTGCCGTCGCTGCACTTCGAAGTGAAAGGCGTGCAGAACTTGAACGTCTTGGCTGCGATGAAGCAGGCGATCAATGATGCCGGCACTAAGACACCAGTCGTGGCCCACAAGAAAAACGGCGAGCCGTGGTTGGTCACGATGCTCGCCGGTGATTGGTTGCGTCTGGTAAAAGACTCCGACTGGGTCAGTCCAGAAGACTGCCCAACAACTCCCGATTCCGTTCAGCCCGCCGTTCTCTATTCGACCGGATTCGTTCCATCACCGCGTCTGATTGATCGGACGAGTAGTAGTAGCGATTGCCCTGTTTCTGAACATACGTGATCCCGTTCGGAGTATTCAGGTCGATCACGTAGAAGTTCCCGTCGTCAGCTAATGCGGTTCCTGTAAGGAGACCCGCTACAAGTATTGAGTTAATAATTTTCATCATAAGGTAAGACTGGTTTATGGCCACATCGTTCAAACTCTTCCCCTATCAAGAGAAGGCTGTATCTGAACACCTCCGGATTCTGGACTCGGTCGGGGCGTCACTCGACGGGACCGGGTGCGGTGGCGGAAAGACCGTCATCGCCAGTGCTGTTGCTGCTAGATACGCGCTCACAGTGGGAGTTATCGCACCGAAGTCGGTCTTGGCGAAATGGGGTAATACCCTCACGGCATTCGGGGTCAAACCACTCTTTGTCCTCAACCCCGAGAAGCTGCGGATGGGAAATACCCCGTGGCTCAAAAAGATCCCGAACGGGGGTAAAAAGGTGAAGTTCGAATGGGATATACCCGAACGGTGTCTTCTCATCTTCGACGAGGCCCACATGTTCGGAGCCTACAATAGCCAGAACGGCAAGATGCTCGAAGCCGCCGCGGGGAACCATGCGGTCCTAATGCTCTCGGCCACGGCCGCGGAGTCCCCCCTCAAGATGAAGGCGATCGGAGTCAATCTGCGACTGTTCACGGGCGGCTACTTCTGGAAGTGGGTGCGAGAGATGGGGGCCGAAGAAGGGCGCTGGGGTGGCCTCGAATGGAATCCTCGCCGGCCGGAGAACAAAGAGAAGATGGAGCGGCTCCACCATTCGGTATTCGCGAATAGAGGATACCGCGTGTCCGAGGAGGAGCTACGCGAGCAACTCCCCGACCTCATGCTCTCAGACGAGCCCCTGTGGCTCTCAGATAAAGACCGCGCTACCGTAAAGGCGCTTTATGACGAAATGGCTGATCCGGATGATCCGGGCGGTGTCAAAAACCTCCGGCAGCGCCAAGCCCTTGAAACGGTCAAAGTCGCGTATCTGGTGGAGCGTGCCCAGGAGATCGTCGAATCAGGCGGCTCGGTGGTCCTCTTCCTGAATTTCCATGAAAGTATCGACCAAGCACGGAAGCTCCTCGAAGACGCGGGTGTCATCGACGGACGAGAAACGGCCAAAGCCAGAGCGGAGACGCAGCGCCGGTTCCAAGAGAACGAACTCCGGTGCGTCATCGTGCAGATCGCGGCGGGTGGGCAATCCATCGACCTACACGACGTGGTCGGAGAGTTCCCACGTGTTGCACTTATTTGTCCGCAATTCTCCGGCCTCGTGGAGGAGCAGGCTCTTGGACGAATCCGACGGGTCGGGGCCAAGTCTCGCGCACTCGCTTTAAGGCTCTACGCACCAGGCACCGTGGAGCAGGGAGCCCTCAAGCTGACCGAGGAAAAACGGGAGAATGTAGGAATTTTGAATGCAGGAAAAAATAATTTGAACAATGGGGTGGTTACCCCGGTCTCATCTTCCATGCAGGTAATAACGCCGCAAGAGCATAACACGGAGCACAGCGAACATTCGCCAAGCTCTTTGAAGGAGAAAGCCAAATGCCCCGGATTCCGAAACGACCAGACTCGCGACCAAAGCGCGGCCAACCGGGGGACACTCGGTCACCTCGCGGTGGAGAAAGAGAACCTCGACGTGATCCCGCCGGACGACCCGAAGCTGCGCGAGGCGGCGGATATGTGTCTGAAGTATCTCGCAGCATTAAGGAAACCCCTCGTAAACGCGCAGGAGCTTCGGGAGCAGCGTTACACCGTCCTCGATCAGTTCGGACACATCGATCACATCATCCTGCACGGCGGAGACAAAGCCGAGTTGGTCGACTACAAATTTGCTTTTGGAGCCTACAGCGCGGATTCGCCGCAATTCTGGGCGTATACTGTTGGCCTTTGGGATGCTCATCCCGAAGTCGATGAGGTCACAGTTCATGTTCTTCTACCTTTCCAAGGGGTCATCGACCGCGAGACGTGGTCTCGGGAAAAAGACTATGACCGTCTCTCATCGAAGGTTGCGGCCATCATTGCCGCAGCGCGGCGCGATGACCCCTCGGACTATTTAACCGGGGCGCACTGCGCTTGGTGTGCACGACAAGCCAGTTGCCCAAAACTCTCGTCGCTGGCTCTGACCATCGCGTCTGAATATAAGGCCGACGAGTTGACCCTGCCGGCGCAATACGATCCGGCCAACATCTCTGACCCGCACGTTATTGCGTTCGCCAAAAAGGCCGCACCGATCATGCGGTCATGGGCCGACAAGGTCGATGCCCGTGCCTTGGAGATGCGGATGCAGGAAGGCATCGAAATCCCTGGGTTCGAACTCGCCGAGCGCAAATCCCCTTTCAAGATCACCAACGCCCAAGCCGCGTGGGAGACAGTCAAAGATCAAATCACCCCTGAAGCCTTCGCCGCCTGCGCCGAGGTGAAAATCGGGGAACTGGAGAAAGCCATCGCCCGGACCGCCAAGCGCGGCGAGATGGCCCGAGCAAAAGAACATCTTCGTGACGCACTGGTGGATGCCGATGCGGCCAAGTCTGAAGGGACTTATCACTACTTAAAAAAGACCAAGTAATAACGCCATCAATAATTATGGGAAAAGTATCGTTTGAAGAGGCCGTTGAGGCCCAAATTATCGAGGAAGTCAGCAACAAAGCCGTTGCCGTCCGCCCCGAATCGCAGGTCGCCATCATCGGCGAAGACCAAGCCAAAGGAATCTACGGAGAGTTCGGCGCTGACGACATCAAGCTGCCGCGCTTGAACCTCGTGAACAAAGTCGGCGATCTCTCGAATCTGTTCACTCCGGGCACCTATGTCATCAACAAGGAACACCAGATCAACGACATCGATCCGAAGAACAAGGGTTTGGGCAATCCGCTCAAAGTCATCGCGGTTCGACTGAAGGTCGAATACCAGGAGTCGCTCCCCTTCGATCCGGACGTTCGTCCTCGCGTCTTTCAGACCGCGGAAGAAGTTCGCCTCTCCGGAGGTCAGGTCGCTTACGGTCGCGGCGAAGGTAAGTTCGCCAAGGTCGGTCACATCGAGTTCTTGATCCAAGAACCCGAGACACTGAGCGAGGAAGCGGCCACGACGTTCTTCTACGTCCTCGGCGAGAAACGCTACGCTCGCGTGATTTACACCGCTTCGTCGACCGCTTACGCGGAGACCGCGGCGATCCTCTACAGCGACTTCAAAGTCGGTCACCTGAACAAGACGGGCCTCTTCGGCGGCTTCTACTCGCTCGGGTCGAAACTGAAGACCGGAGACAAGGGCACCTGGTGGATTCCGTCGATGAAGACGGCCGGTGAAGTTCCCGCGGAACTCCAAGCTGAGATCAAAGGACTCCTGTAATGGGCTTCCAAAATCTCCGCTTCCGCGA